TATAAATCTGCTAATGGGAAAAGAAATCATTCTAATCTCTATGCTAAAAATATTAAAAAGTTGTGGTTGATTTTTTAATATTAAAGTTCACAGACTATCGAAAGTTTTATTAAAACATTTAATAGAATTAGTAGAGTATACATAGAAAAAATGTAGAAGCGTTAGAATACTTGATTTTAAGTATATAATTTTAAGTATATGATATAGTCGGTTGCAAAAGTATCTTTTGTAAAGGATATGGATTATTATGCTCAGAACGCACTCCATAATTAAAAGTTGTGGCTTAATATAGTAATATATTTTGAAAAATTTAATGAACCTAATATAAGGGTGTGGATTTTAAAAGGTTTTTTATAAATCTGCTAATGGGAGAAGAAATCATTCTAATCTCTATGCTAAAAATATTAAAAAACAGTGGTTGGTTTTTGATATTAAAGTTCACAGACTATCAAACGTCTATTAAAAAAATTAATAGATTAGTAGAGTATACATAGAAAAATGTAGAAGCGTTAAAGCACTTAATATATTTAAGTGTGTGATATAGTCGGTTGTAAATATAAAAATATTTATAATAAACTGTGATTTAATTAATCTTGAAGATGTGCTTCAAAACGGTACAGTTATAAATGGTGTTTTAATTGACAAACCACATAGACTTATTACAGCAACAACTATTGCAACACAGGTTATTACTGCTGTAACTTCAAGTCAGTATGGTGGTGCTTCCATAACTTTAACACACTTAGCACCATTTGTAAGAGATAGTTACAATATTTTCATTGAGAAATATAAGAATAGAGGATTTTCAGAAGAAGATTCAATTAAATATGCTAAAGAAGATTTAAAGAAAGAAGTAAAAGATAGTGTACAGACATTTCAATATCAGATAAATAGTATGACAACAACGAACGGTTAAGATTGGCTGTCTATGATAGTAATATTATAGTAAAAATATGATGAACTTAGAAAAACTAAGGTGTACATTATACGATTTTAGTAATTGTAGGAAATGACAATTAAATAATGTGCTAACAGGGAAAGAAAAAATTCCAATCCTGTGCCAATTTGATTTATATAATCAAAAGGTTAAACGACTAAGATTTTTATAATCTGTACTTATAAAGTGAAATTCTTTATAAGGAAGCTTTATACGCAGATACAATTTGTATCTTATATGATTTTTTCATATAAACCACAAGTGGGCGAAGATATAGTCTACAGTTTGATGGAAACTGCAATCTCCATTCCTCTCTGTATTTATGTATTTAAATGAAACAGATGAGTATAAAGAAGAATTAGCTATGCTGATAGAAGAAGTGTTACTTCAAAGAATTAAAGGTATGAAAAATGAAGTTGGTGTGTACGTGACACCTTCATTTCCTGAAAAATTTGGGACTTTACATAGTAATATGTATTGAAAAAATTGTGAACCTATTTTATAGGGTGTGTATGTATAAAAAATTATATATACGCTAACGGTTCAGAAGTAAGCAATTACAATATGAGTAAGAAATTCTAAGTCTATTTTTTATAGATATGAAAATACCGTGCTATATAATTAAAAAATATATAGTGTAACGACTACTGAAATTATAAATTGTTTTATAAGAATAAGGTAGGATTTATAAATTAAATCCGAAGTGCAATATACTTAATTTTAAACATATTATTCTAATATATAATTTTAAGTATATGAGATAGTCTATTCCCTAAATTAAATATTTTGAAAAAAAGGGTATAAAGAAATTATTATATGTTCTTGAAGAAGATAATATTTCTGAAAATGGTAAATACTGGTACTTAACTGAATTGGCTGCCCGTTGTAGTTCAAAGAGATTAGTACCTGATTATATTTCAGAAAAAGTAATGAAACAAAATAAAGTTGATGAAAATGGCAATGGTCAATGTTATCCTTGCATAAAAACTTGTGCCTAATATTTAGCAATAATATTAGCAAATCTGCTTAAAAGGAGAAAATCTTATTATAAGATAACTTACCTTACTAAATGATTTTATATCAAAGGTCTAACGACTAACGAAAATTCTTTATTGAATGAGTAGTGTAATATTACATAAGCAGTAATATGAAAAAGCAGAATACTTAATTTTTAAGTATGTGATATAGTCTAATCTATGTAGTGATATATAGAAGTATATTTTTATATACTGTATGATTTTGCGAATTATATGAATGTAAATGGGGTTAAAGACCAAATAGCTCATGTAAAACTTTGTGAATAGAAAGGTCTTAATTATAAGGCTAACGGTGAAACTATTTTTATTAACACAGATAAAAATACAATACCGTGCTAAATGATAATTATATAAAATTTTTAATTATTAAAAGTGTAGAGACTATGAGTGATGAATGTAACTCAGTAGAGAAATTATAATTTCTTGAAGTGCAAAGCAATGAATCTATTTCATTGAAGAGATAGTCCGTATTAAAAAATATGTGTAGGTCATTTTTAACAACTTATATTGATGAAAACAATAAGCCAAAATACTATGGTCGCTTAACAAATAAGGTGACTTTAAATTTTATGAACGCATTAAATGCGGTGTGTACATATAAAAAATTATATGTATGCTAACGGTGAAACTATAAAATAAATTTTATACAATACCGTGCTAATTTATTTTATTTAAAATAAAAAGTGTAGAGACTATCGAAAATTATAGTAAAAGAACAATATGAATCTTTTTTGAAAAATAATGAGTAGAGTAGATAATTTAAATATTATCCAAGCGTTTTACATATAGATTTATATAAATCTATTAAAGAGATAGTCCGTATAATTAAATTTTTAATTATAAGTTAATCAGGGTAAACACTATGCCCCCTATATACGTGAGTATGTAGTAAACAGTCTTTTAATTGCTGAAAGTTCCTAAAGGTTATCTAACTACAACATAATTAGAAATGATAGGTGTGAATGTTGCGAAAGCAGAAAAAATAGATAACATAATATAAGGTGAAAAAAAGAGAATTAAAATTCTTCCTAAGTATTGTAAACAGTTTAATAAAATGTTTAACAATGGATAATCAGCAGCCAAAATTCTAAGTATGTATTCTACATATATGAATGAAGTTCAACGAACACCATAAGACATACTTATTTAAAATAAGTATAAGGTATGTTCTGAACTATATAGAAATATATAGATTAACAAAAAAATTGGTAGTAACAGTAAATCTTCCTGACATTGCTTTATCTTCAAAGGGTGATGTTGAAGAATTTTGGAAATTGTTTGAAGAACGTACAGAATTAGCTCATAAAGCTTTAAGATGTAGACACGAAAGATTATTAGATACACCATCTGATGTTGCTCCTATACTTTGGCAGTATGGTGCATTAGCAAGATTAGAAAAAGGTGAAAAGATAAACAAGTTATTGATGGATAACTACAGCACAATATCTCTTGGTTGAACCCAGCGTGACCAAGTAAAAGCTCAAAAACTGACGGGAACGCCCTTAGAGCTTTACATACTAACTTATCATAGTGATATAGATAAGGGCAATGAGTAACTTCAAAGATATAGTAAAAAATGTAAAGATTGGGTAATCCGCAACGATACTTCTTTGGTAAATGATTGTTTAATAAATAAATTTTTATTAAATGATTTAAAGAAGAACGCTCAACGACTATAAAGGGCAGATTGTTTATATTATAAATAATTTATGGTATAGTCTAATCCCTATTTTAAATATTCTGAAAAGAAGGGTACATAAATGATGCTGGTTTATACGAATGTGTTAAATATATGACAGGTCATAGTCATACAGATGAAACAGGTAAAAAATTTGCATTAGAAGTAATGCAGAAATTAAATGATAAATGTGCTGAATGGAGAGAAGCAGAGAACATAGGTTATAGTTTATATGGTTCACCTAACCATTCTTGGGTGGCTTAATTGTGAAATTAAGAAAAATTAACTTTGTTAAATGGGCAATCGTAATAAGATGATAAGAAAAGCCTTAACTATTTTAAAATAGTATGGTAATCCCATAGTAAGACATATTTTTAAATATGTAATCTCTAACGACTATCGAAAAGCAAATAATTTACTAAGTAGAGTAGGAAATAATTCTGAAAGTCAAAGTATCTTATATATGGAAATTTTATAAATAAGATAAAAATATAGTCTAATCCCTAAATTAAATATTATGAAAGTAAGGGTATTGATGATAGAAAGTACAACCTATAAATTTGCGAAATGTTTAAAAAATAGATTTGGTGTTATTGAAGGTATTACTGACAGAAACTATATAACAAATAGTTATCATTAATAAGATAGTGACATTATATAGCAATATATAAATGAAAAATTTTGTGAAATAAAAAAGTATATATATTTTTATATAATATATATGCAAACGGTAGAAGTTAAATAAGGATATATATATTATAAGAAATATTTTTAATATATATGATGAATACGCTTCGTAAGAAAAACTAAGGTACTTATGTATTAAGCATAGCTGTTTATACCGTGCTATATATAAAGAAAAATAATTAAAAAAATATTTTTACTATATATGTAGTGTAACGACTAACGAAATTATAAGTGTAATTTTATAAAAGTAGTGTAGAGCTTTTAATAAATAATTAAATATTAGCTTGAAGTGCAAAAATACTTAATTTTAAATATATTATTCTAGATATATGATTTTAAGTATATGAGATAGTCTATTCCCTAAATAAATATTTTGAAAAAAAGGGTATTAAAGATTCCAGTTTTTGAAGAAATAAATGCTTTTGATAAACTTAAACTTGAAAGTGAATTTCAAAAGTTATCCCCAGGTGGTTGCATAAGTTATATTGAATCACCTAATATGGATAACAACATTGATGCGTTATTAGAAATCATAAAGTACATTTATGATAACATAATGTATGCAGAAATTAATACAAAATCTGATTATTGCCAAGTTTGTGGATTTGATGGTGAAATCAAGATTATAGATGAAGACGGTGATTTGATTTGGGAATGTCCTAATTGTAGGAATAGAGACCAAAGCAAAATGAACGTATCACGTCGCACGTGCGGTATCTGTAGAACCAACATTGCCACACACCAAAACGATAGAAATTCAAGGGAAACCCGTATTTTATAATTTTTTTATAAAAGTCAGGCAATCTTGAGCTAAGTTCATTAACAATTCTTAATTTATTTATTATATAAAAATAAAATAATTTAAAAAGGGTTGATTCTTTATGTCATATAAATGTGACTGTTGTGGAAGAGAAAGTTTTAGGAAAATAAAAACACATGGATATATTTTATGTAATAAACATTATAAACAATTTAAAAAATATGGTAAATTTTTAGATAATAATCCAAGAACAATTTACGATTCAAACGATTATCGAATTGAAGGTAACATTGTTTATATTGATTTATACAATAAAAAATGTATAAAAATTGCAGAAACAATGATTGATTTAGAAGATTTAGAAAAAGTCAAGTATACAAAGTGGAGAATATCAGCTTCTGGTTATGCTATGAATAATTCTAAATTTAGAGGCTCTACCATTTTTTTACATAGAGTTGTTTTAGATACAGACCAATTTGTTGACCATATAAATCATAACAAATTAGACAATAGAAAAGAAAATCTTAGGATTGTAACTAAATCTCAAAATCAAATGAATTGCAATTATAAGGGTATATATAGACAAAAAAATGGTAAATATCATGCTCAAATAAAAATAAATCAAAAAGGAATATGTTTGGGTACATATATTGATGAAGAAGAAGCATTGTTTGCAAGATGGTATGCTGAAACAATATTATTTGGAGAATATCGTTATCCTAAAGAAAAACCTTTCATTCTTCCTACAAGAGAAAAAGAAGTCAAAGAATATGTTGATGAAAAAGTGCAGAGACTACTATTATCGGCGAAGTTCAACCAAAATCAAATGGAGAAATCGTAAGGAATAGTCCACTCCCTATATAAATATCAGGAAACTGAGGGTATGTAACAACAAAGGTATATTGGTTCACACTTTTGGAATAAAGGTAGAACTCAGGAAATTAAAGAAAGAGTTTTACATTTAGACGATAAAGAATTAGAAATCTAATTTCTTTATATAGAAAGAGGTAGTGTAAAAACTACTTCTTTTTTGTTTAAAAAACACTTGACAAATTATAAAAATAATGATATAATATATGTACATTAAGAAATAATAAACACTATATTTTCAAAGGAGGATTTTCTATGAACAAAAAACAAAAAGCAATTGAAGAAATGATGAAGAAAGGAATGACAAGAGAACAAGCAGAAAAAACTGCTGATGAAATTTTTAAAGAAGAAGATAACACTTTGAGAACAGTAATTAAAATTGTTAGATATCTTTTAGGCGGTTTTATAATCTTGTATGGTTTGGCTTGTCTATTAGCAGGATATGGTTATTTTAGTTTCCAATTTGCTATTGCAGCAGGTATATTGATTTTTCCAATCCTTTGGGAAAACTGTTTTAATAAGTATTTAGATGCTTATATAAGTGATAAAGATTTAAAGATGGTAGTTCCAATCGTTGTACCTATTGTTCTTTTAATTTTTAGCTATGGCTTTGGAAAATCAACAATAAAAAAACATCAATCTAAAACAGAAAAAACTGAATATACTACTGAATATGAAGAAAAAACTACAAGAACTTATACAACTACTGAAAGAACAACTACTACAACAGAAACTACTACTGAAACAACAACAGCATTAAATTTTGATTGTAGTTGGGGGATTGAACGATATAATACTAATGAATATAAGTACATAACTGAATCAGATTTTGCTAAGTACTACCCTAATTTAGCCAATGTTAAAATTGCTTTAGTAGGAGAAGTAGATAGAGTTGATGGTAATAAATTGTATCTCAGTACAGAAAATAGAGGTTTTATGTTCACTGTTTGTAATATGCTTGCCGATTACTCAGCTTACTCTGATGGATTGCACGATAAACAATGTTTAATTATTGGTACTGTTTCAACAACAACGTCTTACAGTTTTATGGGTGATTCAGTTCAAATGAATGATTGTTTAATTGTTGCGTATGATAATGACGTTTTGAAATACAAGAAAGATAGCTCTGATAGTTCACTTAATCAATATTTCAAAGTTACAGAAGATGTTGCTAATTCTTCAAGTACTGAAATAAGTGAAAGTGAATATAAGAATCTTTGTAGTACATTATCTTACAACGATATTTTGAGAAACCCAAGCAGTTTCAAGAACAAATATTGTAAGGTAAGTGGTAAAGTAGACCAAATCATTGAGGGTATTTTCAATACTGTAACTATCTATGTAGAAGATGGTAATGGAAATAAATGGGAATGTACATATTGTTATGATAGCTCTGAAACCCGTGTTTTAGAAGGTGATTATGTAACTTTCTATGGTAAGTGTAATGGTACTACTAATGCAACAACATTATTAAATAAACAGGTTACATTGCCTTACGTTAGCGTTGAGTATTTAAGATGAATTGAATGTTTAAAATAACAATGAAAGGGATTGCTTAAAAACAATCCTTTTCTATCTTCATCATTTTAACAAATTATTTAATAAAAGAGGTGGTTTTTATACCACCTCTCTTTTTTCATCATTATTTAGTTTCTTTTACTGTTTTCTTCGCAATTGTTTTTCTACTATTACCAACTGTTTCACTTGTCTTAGGTAACAATAAAACAGCAGATTCAATAGTAGCACTAATAATAGCAAGAATTTCATCAGTAACTTCAACATCTGATAATTGTAATATTTGAATTACATAATCTGTTGCAGCTTGTTTTCTTTCATCTTTTTCTAATTGACCTGACTTATAAAGTTGTTCTGCATACTGAACAGCCTGAGTTGCATAAGTTGTAATCAAATCAAGAACAGCTTTTTTATCAGCAGGAATTTCAATATTATCAATGATTGTTTTTAATGCTTCTAATATATTATTAGAAGATTCAAAAATCTTAGTGAAATTTACGTTATTAAACTTATTATACACAAAAGGTAATAATAAGAACAATACCGCTACTACTGCTAAAGTGATTAAAGAAACAATAAATACATTATTCATAATGATTCCTCCTATTTTTTAGTTTCAATAATAAAATATATATATAATTTTTTATTATAATTGTCATAATTCAAAAACAAATTAGTTTTAATTAAATACTTCTTGACAATATATTGTAATATGGTCTATAATTGTTGTGTAAAACATAAAAACATTATTTCATTTATTAAAATAAATGATTATAGAAACATTTTAAAAGTTAAAAACATTAAATAGTAGTAGTTTTCAATGTATTTAAAAAATTTAAAAATAAATAAATTTTTTTCAAAAAACTATTGACAAAACATAAAAAGTGTAGTATAATATACTTGTAATCAAAAAGAACTCAAAAAACACTTTTTTAAATGAGGAGGAGAAAACAATTATGACAAATTCAACTAACATTTCAACAAACATTCCAACTATGACAGTTAATAACTTCATTAGAACAATGACACCTATTTATACAGCATTTGCAGGTAGAGATGATATAAAGTTTCCTGCTTTGATGCTTTGGGGAGCACCAGGTGTTGGTAAGTCAGATGCAATCAAGCAGATAGCAAATACAGTAGCGGAAAAGCTTGGAAGAACAGCTTCTGTTACAGACGTAAGACTTCTTCTTTACAATCCTGTTGACCTCAGAGGTATTCCTACTGCTGATGCAAACAAGGAATTTGCAAAGTGGTTAAAGCCACACATTTTCAATATGGATGCTTCCAAGGAAGTTGTTAATTTCCTTGTACTTGATGAAATAACCGCAGCTCCACAGTCTGTACAGGCAGCAGCTTATCAGATTGTACTTGATAGACAGATTGGTGAGCATAAACTTCCAGATAACTGTATCGTCCTCGCAGCAGGTAACAGAATTACAGATAAGTCTGTTGCATACTCTATGCCAAAGGCTTTGTGTAATAGAATGACACATATTGAAATCGAACCAACAGTAGACGATTGGAAGGAATGGGCATTGAAGAAAAATATTGATTATCGTATTCTTTCTTTTGTAACATACAAGCCAAACGCTCTTTTAGCTTTTGACCCATCAAGTCAAGAACAGGCATATCCAACACCTCGTTCTTGGGAAAGAGTTGGTGACTTTCTTAAAATCAATAGTGATATTAAGGCAATGCGTCCTATGATTGAGGGTACTATCGGACTTGGTACAAGTATTGAGTTTATAAGTTATTGTAAGGTGTTTGATAAATTGCCTGATATAAAAGCTATTGTTGATGGTAAGTATCACGAATACCCTGAAGCACCTGATGTAAACCACGCTTTGGTAACTTCACTTGTTAATTACATTATTACACATGATGTAACAGATAAGCAATTGGATAATGCTGTTGCTTATATAAATGGTATGTCAGCAGAATTTGCAATCCTTACAGCAAAAGATATACTTATCTCAGGTAATAGAAAACTTACAAGCAGAATACTTGCAACTGATAGTTGGGACGTTTTCACAGAACAGTATGAGTCATTTGTAAATGACTATATATCTTGATAAATTAAATAATCCAGTAGTAGTTTTCATTTGATAAAGATTAAAAGGTAATATGGTACTAATAACATATTACCTTTTTTAAATATATTCAAAAAACTGTTGACAAATTATAAAAAGTATGGTATAATGTAATTGTAATAAAGAAAGAACACACAAAATACTTTTTTAAGAGGGGAGAATAAAAATATGAAAGAATTGGTAATAAAGGCAGTAGAATTAACAAAGGAAGAAGAAGCAAGAGCATTAAAAGATATGCAGAAAGCAAGAATTGATTTACTTACACAGTATTCATTCTTTGGTATTCTTGCACTTAAACTTATTTTAAAAAGAGATTATTCAATACAAACAATGGCAACGGATGGAACATATTTGATGTATAATCCTAATTTTGTTTTAGAACTTGAAGAAGAAAAATTCAAGCAGATAACTTTCGCAGTTGTTCACGAAATAATGCACTGTGCATTAGGTCATATGTGGAGAAGAGATGGAAGAATGATGAAAAAGTGGAATTATGCTTGTGATTACGCTATTCATTCTATTCTCAAATATGAAAACAATCTTGCAATAGAAATGCCTAATTGGGTTTTGTATGATAAAAAGTTTGATAATAAATCAGCAGAAGAAATTTATACATTATTACCTGATGATGTAGGTAATGACGGAAGTGGAATGGGTACTCTTGATGACCATAGTGTTTGGGAAAGTTCAGAATCTCAAAATTCTGCTTCAAATGGAGAATTGGAAAACGATTGGGAATCAAGTGTTATCAATGCAGCTAGACAAGTAATGCAAATGGGTGAAAAAGCAAAAGGTAATATCCCTGGTGCTATGAAAAGATACATTGATGAACTTGTTAATCCAGTTAAAGATTGGAGAATACTTTTAAGAGAATTTATTGAACCTGAACCTGACGATTATACTTTTACAAAGCCTGATTATCGTATTGATTATGATGAATTTGGTTGTTTCCTGCCATCATTTGATGAAGAAATAGAAAAGTTAGATAAAATAATGTTTTGGATTGATACTTCTGGAAGTGTAAGTACTGATGAATTGACTAAGATTTATTCAGAAGTAGCAGGAGCAGTACAACAGTTTGACGTATTCAATGGTTTTTTAGGTTTCTTCGATAGCGAAGCATATGAACCAAAGCCTTTTACAGATATTACAAGTCTTAAAGAGATAACTCCACAAGGCGGTGGTGGTACTGATTTTGAAGCACCATTTAATTATGTAAAAGATAATGAAAAGTTTGCAGGTAATGTTAAATGTCAAATCATTCTTACAGATGGTTATTGTAGCTTCCCTGATGAAAAAATTGCCGGTGGTGTACCAGTTCTTTGGTTGATAACAACAAAAGATATGGTTGAAAAAGTTCCTTTTGGTAAAGCAATATATCTTCCTTTGACGAATGAGTAAAATACAAGTATTGGGGTGTGATAATAATGACATTAGACGAATGTATTGAAAAAGTATTTAATAAGTATGTTGATAGATTTGGCAATATTAATCTTTTATTATTAAATCAAGACGAAGAAGTTTTGTCAATAGTGGAAAATAATTTTTCCACTATTGATGAATTTATCGTTTATATGGGATTAACAAAATTAAATAATGATACTTTGAGAAAAGTTAATGATATAAAAAACAATCTTGCATATTCTTATATAAAAGATAATATTGAGTTGTATGGTAGAAGCTTTTCTGATATTGCAAATGAAAAAGGTTGCAATATAAAAGATTTAAAAAGTTTATATAATATATTAAAGAAAAAATACGGTGAAAGTATTGTAAGGTGATTATGTTATGAAATGTAGTTTTTGCAATAACGAAACTGAATATTTAATAAAGAAAAATGATATATATGTATGTGATAAGTGCGTTGAAGAATTTGTCAACGCATTTATTAATAATGGTGTAAATATTCAATTAAAAATTAAAAACTTTAAAATAAAAAAAATTAAATAAAGAGGTGATTGTAAATGAGTGATGAAAATAAAATAATAGAAGAATATGAAGCAGCTCCTAAGCATTTAAAGAAAAAGGATAGTAATACATCTAAGTCTAAAAAGAAATCAAAACATAAACATAAGTATGCTGATTGTTTGCTTATTTGCAAAGGTAGACCTAGTAAAGCAAAATATTGTACTGAATGTGGTAAAATTGCTAATGTTAAAGTATTTGAAACTAAACCAACAGATGGGGAAGGACATTTTAGAGTTCAATTAACCTCGGAAGAAGTCTTTGAAAGATATAAAGGTATGAAACAAATTTATGTAAATAGTATATGGGATAAATTCGTACCTATAGATAATTCAGAGAGGTGATTATTTTTGCTTTTAGCTATTGTTTTAGATGAAGAAAAAAATAAAGAAATAATTGATTACATAAATTCCTTTACAAAGGATAATGAATTATTAGATTATAATAAAATAGTAATTGATTTAATCAATAAAGGAATTACTAATAATATCGTTGGCGATGTAAAAGAAAATGTTGAAGAAAGTATTTTATTACAAGTTAATGATAAAGTAAAAGATATTATATCTGAACAAATGCAACAATTCAAAGAGGAAAACATTTCATTATTAAAACAAAGTTCTCTAAAAGAAAATATTTTAAATAATGAACAGTTAAAAAACAATAATGTAAATCAAGCATTAGTATCAGCAGTAGAAAAAATAACAGATACCTTAGATGCTATTACTGAAAAACTTAATAATACAGAAATTGTAACTAAGGTAGTAAATACTTCTATTGATAATACAAATATTGTTGAAGAAGTACAAGAGAGCGAATATCAAAAGCATTTAAATGAAAACAAAAAAGAACCTATTATTGCTGATGTAGATATCAATCCTTTATTAGCAAACATATTAAGTAATGCTAACAGATAGCAGTTAAATGACGTTTATTTGCTTTATTTTAAGCATTAAAAGAATTAGATGAAGAATTATATTATTTATTTTAACACCCTTTAAAATTAAAAATAGAGCATTTTAAGAGAGGGTTAAATATTATTAAAAGCTATAATTTTATTCTAAATAATAAACATAAAAAATAATAATTATTTGTTTTTATCTTAATTGTTATTAAATATTTTTATATAAAAAAGAGAAAGTAAAAATAATATGGAAAAGAAAGCAGGGATAAAATGGACTTAAATAAAATTACGATAAGTAAACACGCAAAAGAAAGATACGCTGAAAGAATAATGGATAAATCCAATAAAACAGATATTACTGTTTTTATCGCTAATAATGAAACAAAAATAAAAGAAGATATATCAAAAATGATTGAATTTGGTGAACTTATTTATACGGGTAAACCTATTGCTAATTTTAATAATAGACTTGTTGATTTATATTTAAATGGCACTTGGGTTGTTATAGTAGATAATTCAAATTTCAATGTAATTACATTATATTCAATTGATTTAGGTCTTGGAAATGATTATAACAAAGATTATATAAGTAGATTGTTAAATAAATTAGAGGAAGAAAAGAAATTATTTGCAGAAGCTTCTGATAGTATTGAAAATCAAGTATTAGAATACGAACAAATAATTGAAGATAACGCAGCTCAGATTGTAGAGTATAAAAGAATTATTAAATCCTTGGAACAGCAAAATACTTCTTATAAGGAAATTATAGGAGAAATGAAAACCAATGTTTCTATTGCAGAAGCAGGCGTAAGAAATGTTGTTGCAATATTAATAGGTAAAAAGGTGTTTTAATAATTTTGGGGATTCAATATGAACATTATTTTTTATTATATTTTAGGTTTTTGTATAGGGTTTTTAAGTACACTGTTATTAAGAGAAAAAAAATTTCTTAAATCATTAAAAATAAAAGAAATATTAGTAAACTTTATAGAGAAAATTAAGGTGGGATTATTATGAGTTCTTTTTTCTTATTATAATCAGATTCTTGCTTGGGGGTTGGAATAAGCTTTTCTATTATATATGTTACATTTGATGAAAAATATAAAAATTTTACAAACAAAATGATAAAAGAAATAAAAAATCAGCTAAATGTAGAAATTACAGAGTAATTATTTTTCAAGAGGGGAAGTATATTTTCATGATATATACAAGTTATTTTGCGAATATAAGAAAATTACCAGAGGATATAATTCCAATTAGCATTTGTGGTAAAGCTCCTGATAGTTGGAAAGGGTTACAATATAAAAAATTAGCACCTAAATGGGAATTTTTTAAGGTATGGAAAGAAACACACGACAATGATTATTATATAAAAAATTTTGATGAAAAAGTTTTAAATTTACTCAATGCTGAAAACGTAGTTAATGATTTATATTCATTATCTAATAATAAAGATGTATGCCTAATATGTTACGAGAAACCATCTGATTTTTGTCATAGACATTTAGTTGCAGAATGGTTGACTAAAAATGGTTTTGACTGTAACGAATATCAATAGTAAAAATTGTACAAGGATTTTTTGGAAGGATGTTGATGGTTATGATTCAAACAATAGTGGTAATTGTATCAGCACTTTGCATTGGTTTTTTTGCAGGAACGCTTACAACTGCGTTAAGTATAGCAAATAAAATGGCAGAATTAGGATTCGATAATAATGATTGAAAAAGAAAAAGGAGTGATTTTTCACTCCTTTTTTAATTCCTCATTATTTATGTATTCCTTAAAAGAAACATTATTTTTATTATTAGGTATGTATTCTTTTTGACAAGTTAAGAATAAGATAATGTTTTTTAACAAAGTAACAAGGCTGAATAAATCATCATTATCTTCAAAGTGTCTATAACAAAACAATATATAGTTTGCTAATTCACATCTTGCTTCTGCTCTTATTTTATCTAATTCATCATCAGTAACTAAATATAGATTACCTATTTTTGTTTTTCTTAACATTTTCATCCTCAAAAATCTCCTTTATTTTGTATTTTTATAAGTATATTATACTATTTTTTTTATACTTTGTCAACAGGAAATTCGACATAAAAATTTATTTTTTTTATAAATGTATTTATAAAATGTAATCTAAATACAAAGGGGTGGTTTTATGGCATTAGCAGATTTAACAATGGATAATCTTATCAAAGAAAAAATTAGCTATGTAGTGCCGACAGTTGGAAAGTCTTTTGATAGACTTGAAGACGCAGAAAAGTTAATATTAGATACTTGCAACATAGGACAGTATTATAAATTTTATGAAGTATTTTATAGTCCTTCTTTAACTGACAGAAATAAGCGTTATGAAAAGTATATGATGGTTATGACAAGAAAGACAGTAGCTATCAGAAATGAAGTAATGGCTTATTTGACAGGTAAGGCAGGATTAGACCTTGATGCTGTCACAGATTGTGGCGATTTTGGTTATAGAGATACGTATATTGTAGTGGAAAATCCTGACTTAAACACAGCAAGTAAGGTATTCAATCAGATACAGACAAGCATGAAAACTAATGGTGGACTTGAAGCTGGTGGTATTTTAACATCGGAAGATAAGGTGGGTACTTTACATCTTATTGATGCTTTAGGTACATTAGTTTATGCAGGTACACCACAAAATGCGAAAGAAGTTTTTGATATTTTCGTAAATTTTGATGAAAGTAAAATAAAAAATGATGAAGAACCAGAACTTCCAAAAGAAGACGAAGAAGTTAAAGCACCAAATCTCGATAGTATGTATGTTTAAGATGTTGTTGAATGTATTTTAATATGAGGTGGTTTATATGTCATTTTTCGCTTTTAATAAAACAGTTGTTCCTGCTTTAAATGTTAGTAATTTCTATGAAGGTCAAATAAAGTATTATTATAAGAATGATAAAAATGATGCTACAAATATTACTGTATATGATACAGAGTATGAAGCAATGAATCATTTGATAGAAACTGTCGATTTAGCACCTTACTATGACTTCTGGGCTGTTTTTTATAATACTGCTACTGATGAACCAACAATGGATAAGCGTTATGCTAACTTTGTTATGGTAATGGCAAGAAAAACTACTGCTGTAAATAACAATATACTTGCTTATCTTACACAGAGTGCAAAAGACAACGACCATACTACTTCTGTTTATTCAGAAGATGACCTTGTTGTAAACGGTAAGGAAGGTGTTGAAGCCAACGCTAAAAAATCATTAATTAGTGTAGACAAAGATTTAACAAATATTGATGGTCTTGGTCTTAGTGTAATTACAAAAGTTATTTCTGATGATAATATTGATATTAGAGATGGCTTTACTGTAAAAGAATTTGATAATGATGGTGAACCTATCACTATTAAAGTATTATATGACAAGGCTAAAGAATTGACTGAACAGACCAAGAAAAAATCAGATATAGACCCTGAAAATTTAGTAAACATTACATTAATTGATGTTACTGGTACAACATTAAAGACTTCCTTAAAAGATTGGGATGGTGCTGATATCACAATCAACGTACCAAAAACAGAGCAGACAGATGCTCAGGAAGCTTCTTCTGATGAAAATGAGCAGAAAGAAACTGTAAATTCAGAGGAAATTACAAAGATTACTTTACCAGTTGAAGATAGTGCTTCAACAGTAACGTATAGCAAGTTTGCTCCTGTAAATGATTATGTTGATATTTATAGAGAGTATATTGACGGTTATACTGGTGAATATGAGGATATTAAGCCAGAAGATGATGATAAGGAAGAAGAAGTAGTAACTCCACCAACAGAAGATGTAGTAATTGCTAACGATTCTGATTATGTAACAGTTTAATAATAAAAAGTATTTAGATTACATATAAAAAAGGAAGCGGAGTTTAAATGCTCCGCTTTCTTCATTTAAAGATTAATAAAAATTAAAGATTTTGATTTTTTTAATTATCTTTTGTTACATTTTTTAATATTGGCAAATCCATTACCGCATTATGATATTTTTTTCCAATCCCATTACCGCCCATTTGTTCGTAAACGGCGTAAGTTTGTTCGTATTCATCAAGTTCATCTTGGTATATTTTCCCCCTTTCTATGTATTTTATACCATCATTCTTTATTGTATTTCTTAGTATCATCATTAGTCCATCCATAATAATTTTATTTTGTGTTCTTAAAATTTTTAATTCTTCTGCTTGTTTGGTTATGGTGGTTTTTAATTCATCATCTTGATTGACTTTATTATGTGCATAATCAAACTTTTGTTTTAACCAAGCATATACTTTCTCTATGCCAACAACAGTTGTACAGATTGCTATTAGTGCTGCAATCCAAACACTTACATCAATTCCGAATATCATCATCATAATCACCACCTAAAAAAACTATATATAAAATTCTTATATACAAAAATAAAATATATTTTTTCAATCACTTTATATTTTCAGTGTTTTATGCTGTTTTTGAAAAATAAAAAGAGGTAAAAAATATCTTTTTACATAAAAAATAATAATCTTTTTAATTGTTTTTTAATAATATTATGCTGCAATTATTACTATTTATCAATAGTTCTTTGAATAAAAACATCGAAAAAAAGTATTTTATAAAATAAAGGAAGAGGTGATGAATAAATATGGGTAGAAAGAAAAAAGTAGAAACTAATAATGAAACAATTAATAATGAAAATTCTAATAATGAGAACTATAATAATGAAAATTACAATAGTGAAACTTCTAATAATGAAACTAACGATAGTCCTAGTGGTATTTTAAATACTCCATTAAATAATGAAAATTTTAATGGTGGTTTTTCTAATAATGAGAATATTAACACAGAACAAACTAACGCAGACCAAATTAATAATGAAACATTTGTAGATAATGAAAATAACACGGAAGAAAGTACTGATGGAAATAATGAGGAAGAACAAATTTCCTCAATGAATAGATTCTTAAATGAAAATGTATCTAATATACAAGTTCCTATTGATAATCCACAAGCGGTAGTATCTCCACAATCAAAAGTTGATACTCCTGTAAATTATGCTACTAATGTAATAAAGGAAAGTATATCTCCTAATATTACTACTAAACCATCTATTAAAGTAGAAAAAGAAAAAAATACTTTTTTTCCACGTAGAGCTAAAACTGAAACAGAAGAAATGACAGAAGAAACAATTAGTCTTTCTTATTATTTTCATAATTTAGAATTTAGTAAATTAATTACAATTATGGTAACAATTTTATTTGGTTTTACTTGGGTAGTATCTTGGATAATGTGGTATATAAAAGGTACTTTACCTTCTGAATTATTATCATTTATATCAACACCTTTTGGTGTAGTTGTTTCATTCTATATGGGTAAATCTTGTTTAGAAAACGTTGTAAAGATAAAAAATTCTAATGATGAGTATTAATTACTTAAATGAAAAAGCAGGTACACCCAACCTGCTTTTTTCGTTTCACACACTTTTATAATTAAGAAAGAAGAATTTCTAACTATCCATATATCTGAATTGTTTCTTTTCTTGACTACAAATATATTATACCATAGCATTTAGATTTTGTCAAGTCTTTTTTTAAAAATTTTTAATTAAATTAAATATATTTTTCTAATGTAAAAGAATAGTGTTGAAGAAGGAGGAATTTTTTTGAACAGGGTGATTTTAAAATTGAAAAAGTTAAGTAGTGATAGGTATAGAGCCAAAACATTAACACCTGAACAAGAAGCACAGAAAGAATTTTATTATTATTGTAAGGACGAAAAACATCTTTCTAAGGAAATTCTTGGAGTAATCGCTACTGGTTTTTTAAAAGGATTATCTTTAGAACAGATAAAGAAAATTGTAAGAGACGATTTTAATGCTAAACAAATGAACTTTTTATTAGAAGCTATGTTAAATAAAACAAATGAAAATAAAATAGATTTTTTAATAAATGGTGAATTTGATGAAGATTCTATGCTATTAGTATTAAATTGTTTAAATGCAGGTATGTCAACAGAAGAAGCTCAAATTCTTAAGCCTTTAAATAATGAACAATTATTACAGGTGGAAATGGGCTATGTAACAAATAAATTAGATTATGAAAAAATAAAAATATTTGCTAATTCAAGATTTAGTTCTCAGCAAATGGAAATAATAAGAAAAGCTTTTTCTGATTTTGATTTAAGTATTGAAGAGGTAAAGAGATTTGCAAAGCCTGAATATGATATAGATAGAATGACTTTAATGAGAAATGGTATTGCATATCATAGTGAAGATTTTGCTGATTTCCTTAGTCCTAATGTTTATAAAGCAAATAGAATATATAAATTTATTAGAAAAGCTTTCCTAAAATAAGGTGATGCTTTATGTTTAGTAAAGATTATAGTTATTTCATTAGAACAAGTAAATTCGGAGAAGAATTTAAAGAATACTATATTGATGAAATTAGTTTTGATACTGTTGTTTTAAAAGCAAAAGATAAAACAATAAAAAATCTAGTATTTTATAAATTAGATAAATTCAAAGAAGATATTGAAAATGATGAAATAATTATAAAAACATCAGATAATGAAAGATTAGAATTTGTTCAAGAATTTATACCATTATCATATAACGTATATATGGTTAATCAAGGTTATATATTAGTTGAAGAATAATTAATAAAAAGTAAGGGATAAAAACCTTACTTTTTTAATTAAAAAACTATTTATTATTAATTAGTTTATGCTTGACATATTATAAAATTTGTGATAGAATAAAACTATAAAAACCAATGATGTTCAACATTGTTTTTTAAATAGAAACTTGTTAAATAAAAAACTATATAAGAAAGGAAAAGGACTTATGAACGAAAATTCAAAAAGAGAAAATGAGGTATTTCTCACAGCAGAAGTAAAAGAAAGAGCTTTCGATTTTTTACGTAATATGAATATGACATTTAAAGATTTCATTGCACAGTGCGAAGAAAAGTATGCTGAGGATAAAGGCAAATATGCTTGTTGTCCTATTAATATTGTAAAATATTTTAGTCCTAATAGTGTAGATGCAAATAAATGTTGTAAATTAAGAAGGCTTACTCCTATTGGAATTTCAAGATATTTTAATCTTTCATTTAAATATCTCTTTTTTGGCATTGGTGATATGTCACAAGAGGTTGAAGATTTTGGTGATTTAAAAGATATTAGAGATTTAGATTATAATACTTTTTTCACCGAAGAAGAACTTGAAATTGTGGATTCAGTAATAGAAAAGGCTAAAGCGGACAGAGATAAGTATAAGGAAGTTAATAGTGACTCCTCTACTAAAAAGTCAAAGCGTGGTAGAAAGAAAAATTCTAAGGTTTCTAAGAATGTTACTCCTGTTCAGGAAGAAGAAACATTCTATGAGGATAATTGTAGTCAAGAAGATTTTTTGCAAGAAGATTTTTCAGATGATATTAATCTTATAAATGATGATATTACTGAAAATGAAATTATTACAATGGAAAATAGTTCCGATGAAATTGTTTCAGAAGAAGAAATGGCAATAAATGAAAATAAATCTCAAATTGTTGAAAACTTCAATGAAATTGCTGAAATTGAAGAAAGAGATAAAAAGAGAGAAGAAAGAAATATTACTACTGATAAATTAAATGAATACAGATTAGCTGAAATTTTGAAAAAGGCAGAAGATAAAGAAAAGAGTAAAGTTTTTACAGCAGAGGAAAAGGAAATAGCGAAGTTATTATTTAAGAAGTTTGCTGAAAAGTGGAATCTCCTTACATTTGATGGTATGATTTACTTAACAGACTTTTTAAATCAGATTGATGATAAGTTCAAGATTGGCTAAAAAATAAACACGAAAGGATGAAACTTTTATGTCTAGGAACAATGAAACTCAATGTGTAGCATTTGAAAATCTTCCAGCAGAAGAAAAGAACAAGCATTATATTGAAATTTCTAATATTAAAGATATTTTAATAGCAGAAAAAACTTCATGGAAGGCATTAGGTGTTGCAATTGGAATTAAGAGCAATACAACTCTTAATAAGATAAGAAAGCAAGGTCTTTACGGATTAAATCCTAATACTATTCATAATTTATGTAGGTTGCTCGATGTAACAGTAGAGGATTTAAGGAATCCTAATTATATTAAATCTTGTAAAAGTAGTATAAGAGATAATATATCTACTTATGCTGTTTCTTTTAAAAAGGCAACTTCTGGTTATGGCAATTTTAATCCTGATGCTATTTTTTGGAAAGAAGTAAATGAAGCTACTGCAAGACTTAAACAGCGTAGAGAAGCAGCATCTGAAAAGAAGAAAATGGAAGATGATTTACGTATTCTTAAAATTCAGATTGAAGATTTATATAAGAAGATTGAAGAAAATAAAAATAGTTATATAAATCCTACTATGAAAAGTCCTATAAATGCAAAAAAGAAAGACGTAAATTTTAATTTATAATATATTATAATCCTAAGAAAAAAGGGATAAGTTTAAATGCTTATCTCTTTTTTTGTTCTAAAAAAACAAAATATATTTATATTTATTGAAAACTTATTTTTTATGTATAATATATAAAGGAGTGTGATAAAATGGGAATTTTTGATTTCAGTAAAAAAGAAGAAGTAGAAGTAAAGCAACCAACAAAATTATTGGTAGGTATTGATTTAGGTTATGGTCAGGTAAAAGTATTATCTGAAAACCAACAATACAAATTTTTATCTGCTGTTGGTACTCCTATTTCTGATTTTGGTAGAGTTGCTAATGTATCTAGTAAAGAAGAATTATTAAATGCCTTAGCTATTACCTATGAAGGTCAAAAGTATTATATAGGTCATAATGCTATTACAAATACTCGTAATGGTAGATTGAGTTTAAGACAAAATAAAGCTGAATTAGAGGAAAATAGAATTAAATTCATTACCGCTTTAGCTTTATTAACAAAAGAAGATGATACCGAATTAGAAGTAGATGTAATATCAGGTTTACCTGTACTTGAATTTAAAAATCAGAAAGACAATTTATTTAATATGATTTATAATTATGGTAGGGGTTTTGATTTTACAATGCACTATGGTCCAAAATCAGTACATAAATCTATTAGAGTTAAAAATGTAAGAATTATCTCTCAGGGTGAAGGTAGCTTCTATGATTTTATTCTTGATGAAACAGGTAATATAATTCAAGAGAGAGCTAATAAAGTATCAGGTACTATTATGGTTGTAGACCCAGGCTATAAGACTACTGATATTGTAACGATGGAAACGGGAAGATATGTAGAAGTTCTCTCAGACCAATTTAACAAAGGTATTAATCAGGTACATAATGAATGTATCAGATTGATTATGGATAAGTTTGGTGTTAAGAAAGAAATGAAAGATATTGATGAAATAATTAGAACAGGTGTATTATTTCATAATACTAAGGAATATAATATATCTAAAATTATCGAAGATGCAGCTAAACCATTTGCTATTGATATAGTGGATAATTTAATTAATTTATCTAATGACCAGTTAGGTAGTATGCAACATTTATTATTAACTGGTGGCGGTGGTAATGTAATTTATCCATATTTAAAAGCTGAATTAGAAGGTATTATTGAAGTTAGTTTAATTGAAAACTCTGAATTTAGTAATGCTAATGGTTATTATAAATATGGTAAGTTATTAGAAAATGCAGGTCAATTTTAAATAATTAAAAATTCTTTATAAATAAAAAAAGAGAGAGGAATGAAATCCTCTCCTTTTTTATTGTGTTTATGTAGAAGTTTTTTGATTGTATCTATTGCAGTAATCATTATATAATTGTTTAATATTATAATCGTTTATCTCATCAGTATAAACAGGATTACCACATTGTTTACAATTCGCAATCTTCCCCGTAAAAGAACATTTAACGCCTTTTAATACGCTTACCATTAAGATTTCCTTAGTGATATACTCAATATCACTTCTACATTTTTCACAATATGTCTTGTTCATAGATAAAACTTCCTTTAATAAGATTTTTACCAATCATTACCTGCGTATTCCAATATCATATATAACTGTTTCTTTGCATCTTCGTGATTTTCACATTCGTATTTAAAGAAAATTTCTCCATTATTTTTAATGGCTACAAAGTATTTGTCATTTTCTGTAATAATCGTTCCTACGCAAGTCATTGTTTTACCATTAAAGTTTTTCAAAGATTCATTAAAAGCTTCAATTATACTCATAAACAACCACCTCATTATCAAATACATTATACTATAATTATAACTAAATGTCAATGTGTAATACAACTAATAATAAAAAATATTTATTAACAAACATTCTTTAAATATTTTCAAAAAATTCTCTCATTTCCTTAGCCTTACCACAACTCATATAACCCTCTTTGCATTTATCAGTAACGCAACTTGGAGCTAATAATTTATATAAATGCGGACAAAGAGGCTTAACTAATCTAATCATTTCATTAGCCAATTCTCTTATTTCCCACTGTGCTCTCATACAGCATCTTTCTTGACAGAAATTCATTAAAGCTCTAAAGTTCATTGTGACAACAAGTTTTGTTTCAGTAGCATTAGGTAATATATATCTAACATCTTCAATAATAGATTTTTCATATTGGGAATAAGTTTTCTTATCATATTTTTTGAATTTATCTATTACTTCTCTTACACTATAATTTTCTTCCTCGTTAATAAAGAATTTATTATATTCTTCCCAATCTTTATTGTTATCCATTATTTTTTGATATAATAAGATATCAACCATATCATTATACTTTTGCTGTATTTCTTGCATTAAATCAGTATAAATTTGATTTGTATGGTAATTATCTTTTATTTGGTCAGGAGTAATATATTCAAATTGTCCTTCTGATACATACCTCTGAGATTTTTGCGATACAGATACACCAATTCTATGTCTAACTAACTGATGTGTTAAAGTTCTACTAACCCCCTCTATACCAAACGAAAATGAAATGTGTTCCATTGGTGAGCAATTTCCACATAAACAAACAAATCCATTTCTTCTTATCATTAAAAGTCCTGTTGATACAGTGGCACAATATACGTTTCCTTTGTAATGTACTTTTTGTGCATAAGCTTTTTTATTTCTTGCATCATTAAACATAGGGGTGTTATCTTTGTTCCTGTTTATATTAATTACATAACAACCTGTTTTTCTGACTTTTACAGAAGTAGCTTTACCGTTTATTGCACATAAAGCTTGTATTTTGTCTTTTAATTCTTTGCTCATTGTGTAATAACATATACTTTTATGATATCGTATATAATCCATATAATTACCATCAGAATTATGTAACCCGTCTAAAAAATAATCAAATTGATTTTTAGTCATTGTAAAAAAAGAATTAGGAAATGTTTTATCTTTATTTTTATTATAAAACATTTCTTTAAAGTTATCCTTTAAGTTTTTTATACTATAATTATCGTTCTTTAATATATCTAATTTTAAATTTAATTTTTCACATAAATTTTTTAAATAATCTATTTTACGTTTTTTCTTTAAATGAAAAGCAATTGAATGATTGGTTGTAGTATTTCCATCACCAATAAAAAAACCATATAACGCAAAGATAATATCACTATCATTGGCTTCGTTGTTTTTATTGTTAGCACTTCTTAACATCCTCAATGGAGATTCCCAAACTTCCTTACCTGTTCTTAATGTTTCGTCTGCTCTTATCAAATTAAATGTAGGATTTACTCTATTTTTAGTAGTATTTGATATTGAACAAAATAAATTATGCCCTGTTGTAACCTTTAAACTTAACAATTTATGATTAAATTCAATCATATCATCATCTATTTCATAATTAAATAATTGAGTTGGTTTTTCAAAACCTTCAAATTCAATCGTTGTGGGATTAATAGCTCCAATAAGGTCGTTTTCTGTTATATCTTTCCACGGTTTAAATCCAGTAGAAGTAAGAACTTCTGTTTCTTCATCAAAACAATGCCCTATATTTACCAACCTATTTAAAAAACTTTCTACTTTCTCAGGAGTTTGATTCTCATATAAATGTTCAATATCAGAAGAACTATAACATAATTTAGCTGCTGCTGCAATTAACTTTTCAGGTTCAGGTGTGTAATCTAATAATGTTACTTTTAATTTTGTTTCCATGTTTGTTTTTTCCTCATTTCTATTAAATTTTGTTATATATTTTTATTAAATTAGATAAATACTCTCTTATTTTTAATATTTCTTCTTTAGTGGGTTCTTTTGGCTGCCATTTTATATTTCCATTTATAAGTTTAGAATTAAAAATTACACCTAAATTAATTTCAATTTTATCTATAACACCATTTTTTGTTATTACCTCAAAACATACAGTATCGTAATAATCGCCCCAATTTGATTTTTTTACATCTACTTTAACAACAAAGTCACTTACAGGAATATAAAGAATATCTCCCACAAAATAAAAGTCTTTTTTAAATTGTTTATCATCAATTTCTTTTATAAATAAATCATATAACAATTCCCACATTTTTAACATATATATGTTTTTCCTTTCTTACACTGTTCTCTTTACATTTCCATCAATTAGTTCATCAAAACTATCATAAATAAACAAGGTTTGTTCTTCGGAAGCAATCCTATGATTGTATACATAAATTGCTTTACCGTTTTTCTTGAAAGTAATATTGTTTAACAAATAGAACCCATCAGCATACTCAATACTAATGTTTCCAAATTTAAGAATGTCACTATATTCAGTATTTTTTAATAATTCTCTTACCTTGGATATAATGTTATCTGTATATTTAATATTTTTCATTTTAAAACCCCCTTTTATTTTTTTATAAAATTCTTTCTTTCTTTTATATTAAAATAAAAAGGTTTTTTTAAGGTGGATTATATGAACATTGGTATAGATATAGACGGTGTAATAAATAATTTTTGTGATGAATATTGGGATTTTCTTGAAAAAAATTATAATATAATATTAGATAAAAGTATTTATGGTCATTCTGATTATTTAAAAAATGAACTCGGTGATATAGGGTATGATGAAATGATAAATACTTTTTATAATATTGATTTATCTCTTGAAAAATTCGCTAAGTTTTTTATTAAAAAATTAAAAGATAATAATAAAATTTATATTATTACTGCAAGAAAATATGATTCATCGGATGATACAATAAAATGGTTAAAAGAAAAAGGTATTGTTTATGATGATATTTTATTTAATGCTGGTAATAAAGGAAAGGCTTGTATAAATAATAACATTGATATAATGATTGAAGATAGTCCATATAATGTATATGATTTATTAAAAAGAAACGTAAAAGTTTTATTATATGACAGACCGTATAATCAAGAATTTTACGAAGGGAAATTTTTACATAGAGTGAAAAATTGGGTTGAGATATATAATTATTTGAAATAAAAAAGAAGTAGTAGTAAAAATTGATTTACTACTACTTTTATTTATATATTTAGCAAAAAATATATTTTATAATTACTTATTCAATAATTTAGCAAACATAGTACAAATTTCAGCTCTTGTAATTGTATCGTTAGGTTTGAAAGTGCCGTCTGTATAACCATTAATTAAACCTGCTTTTACACAAGTCTTGATATAACTTTCAGCCCAGTGCTTACCACCTGTTACATCAGAGAATGTAATGGTTGTATTTTCCTTATCAACAGATGTATACATATCAGTAATAATATCACTGTCAGTAGGGATATAGCATAAGCCATTATCTGCCCATTCAGGACCCCAGCTATTCTGAACAACATAATATTCTTTATCATTTAAAGTAGTCCAACCAATAATAACCATTGCATGGCTACCAGTTGAAGTACCACTCTTATTAGGAACAATACCACTACCATCTACCTTATAGAAGTTGTTGTAAATATTACAAATAACCATAACAGGAGAATTATTACCATAAAGAGCAGCCTTTACAGAGTTAGAATCAGTAACTCTTGCATAACTCTTAATTTTATATTCACCTGCATTCTTTAAGCAATTAGCCTTCTTGGCTGTAACGATAGGTTGGATATCGTTATATTCAAAATTTTCAGGGAATAAATCATATAAAACATTACCAATATTTAACATATTTGTTAATGCTTCTCTTGGGTACATACCCTCACCTTGATACTGGTTACTTAATCTATAACCATAAAGGAAACCAACACTAAATCTTAATTCTCTACCTGTTTCATAATACTCTTGTATTTCTTTAATCAAAGCACAAGCGTGAGCAACACAAGAATTAATATTCTGTTGATTCTTAATAGGCATTTGCTTTAATCTAAATGAGATAGGATAAATAGTTGAACTTGCACCTGCTGGTGGAGTATAAACATAATCTCTTGGGTCATATTCATCAGGTATACAACCTAAACCATAAGTAGTATAATCGATTTCTTGATTCTTTAAATCTGGCATAATATCACTCTCCTAAAAATACTAAATAGCTTACTAATATTTTTACTAAATATATTTTTTCTTTTGTACTGTTAAAAAAATATAATATAGTTTCAAATAAATAATGTTGAGAATATTAACAATTTGTTTAATTTTGTCAGAAAATAAAAATAAATGACTTAAAAAAAATTCAACTTGTTATTGACAAATCCATTGTAATTATGCTATAATAAATTATCAAATAAACAGGATATATAGTAAAATCATCCTAACAAAAAAGAAAAGGAGGAACAAACGTGGAAACTTATGTAACTATTAAAGAATATTGTGACAAGATTGAAATGAACGACAAGATTGTTATTGATTACATTTTCAATAGTCAAAGTGCTAAGGTAAAGCCATCTGCTTATATTTGTGAGGCTTTCAACAGATATTCTGATTTGTCTGTAACAGAAACAAGTCAAAAAGTATTGAAAAATATTCAAGAATTTAAAGTTGAAAAATTCACAAAGAAAGTTGATAATGAAATTTACAATTATAAATTTAATGATGATTTTATGAAAGAAAGATTGTTTTTAAAGTACGAAAAAGTAAATGATACGATTATATACATAATGAACTTATTAAATAACATGACGAAATGTAAGACAAACGACATTTTATATTTAACGGCAAAAAGATTTAACGTAAAAGAAAGAACCATTCATAAAAGAATTAAAGATTACCAAAAATCAGTTGGCAACACGTTGCCTCTTACAAGTTTTCTTTATCATTTGAAGTGGAGTGTTATAAGACAACATTGTAGCTGAGGAGGTAATTATAATGGGTTATAAATATAAATGTAAAAATGGCAATTATCTTGTAAAAATATATGATAATAATTATCGTGTTAGAGAAACAGAAGATAATTATTATGAACCTGAGTTGCCAGAAATATATAATTTAATTATAAGTAGTTATAATCCATACGGCTATGTTGAATATGCAGATATAAATAAATATGAGTTTCTTCAAAACATTTTATTGTTTTCTGAAATTAATATTTATGGGTTTGATTTGTTTTATCATCCTCAACTTGAAGAATTGTTTAAAATTTTAAATAAGAAAAAGTGTTATATAAAAATACATATTCCACAAAGCAATATAGATGAATTACAAAATATGAATTGTTGGATTCAAGATAATAATGTAAATGAAATACATATAGAGTTACAAAAGATAAGTAAGGACTTTTTAACTAAAGTTGAAAACAAAGATTATATATTTTGCGATATAAACTTTTGTTGGTTTTCTTTTAAGCAATTATGTAAAATAAAAGAGTTAAACTTAATATTTAAGGGTAGCTTTAATTATAATCTTGCTAATAAGAGATACCAAAGAAATAAAAGAGATATAAATAAACATATTGATTATATTTTAGAAAACTTTGATTGTGTTGAATTTGATAATTATTGTATTAATCAATTCAACTTGAAAGATAAAATTCCTGAGTTAAAAAATAATTATTTATATAGTAATGATACATTATTTTCTATTGTGCTGGATTTAAATAATAACTGTTATTATAAGTCTTTTAGTTCAAAAACTAAATTTGAAATTATTGATAATTTAAAAGATATGTTTGGTAAAATAAAAGATTTGTGAATGTATGAAAAAGGTGGTAGTAAAATACCACCTTTTTTTATAATATGATTGCTGCCGATGCAGTAACTAAAATCATAAAAATTATAAATGGAATTAAATTGATACTCATTATTCGTACACCTCCTATTGATATTTATTATACCATATTTTTTGTATTTTGTCAATTATCTATATTAAATTTTGTCTATTTTTGTTATATATTTACAAGAGGTGACAACGATGGAATATAATATATTAAATAAAGCAGATACATTAAGGGATGTAATGCGTAATATCATAGATTATAAAAAAATGACTAAAGAAGAAATTTTAGATTTTATAAATTTTAATATAAAAGAACATAATCCATATTTACTTACAAATATGGATAAGGCAGTAGATAGAATTATTAAAGCAATACAAAATAAAGAAATAATTACAATAATAGGGGATTATGACGTTGATGGTGTTTGTTCTACTACTGTATTATATTTAGCATTAAAAGAATTTGTTACTGTAAATTTTCTCATACCTAATAGATTTATAGATGGTTATGGTATAAATCAACGTTTAATAGATGTAGCAAACGATAAAAATACCAATTTAATTATTACAGTAGATAATGGTATAAAGGCACATGAACAAGTTAAATATGCTAAATCACTAGGTATAGATGTTATAGTAACAGACCATCATAGTTTTGAAGATGATATATTGCCAACTGAAATAACAGTAAATCCTCAAATTGATGATAATTATCCGTTTAAAAGTATTTGTGGTTGTTGTGTTGCTTATAAATTAGCTATTGCATTATTAAATAAATTGAAGGAATTTGAAGAATATAAAATACAAACTTCCTTTTATGATGTCTGTATGATAGAAGAAATAACAGAATTAACTTGTATTGCAACAATAGCTGATGTAATGCCATTATTAGACGAAAATAGATTGATTGTAAAAAAAGGATTAGATTTATTACATAGAGGAGCTAAAAATATTGGACTTAGAGAACTAATAAGGGCGTTAAATATTCATAAGATAACCTCAACTGATGTTGGTTTTTATATAGCACCTTGTATAAATGCAGCTGGTAGATTAGAAAGTGCTGATTTAGTTATGGATTTATTTTTAGAAGAAGATATAGCTAAATGTAAGCAAAAAGCAACTTATTTAATTAACCTTAATACAAAAAGAAAAGAAATACAAAGTAATATAATAAATGATTTAGTAGTAGATGATAATGATGATTTTATTGTTGTATATATAAAAGGAAATCTTACAGGTATAGTAGGTATTATTGCAGGTGAAATAAGTAGTAGATACAACAAGCCCTGTTTTTGTCTGTGTGGTGAAGAACATTTACACGGGTCAGGTAGGTCTGTATATAATTATCCTATAAATCAAATTGTAGAAAAAAATGACTTTGTTGAAGGTGGCGGTCATAAAAGTGCTTGTGGTCTTAAAGTAGAAGCAAGCAATTTAGATAAATTAAAGAAAATTTGTAATGAAGATTATAGAGAGTTTTTAAAAAATAATAAGATAGAACAAAATTCCGTTGATATAATTAATCAAATAGATTTTACTTTAATATCTAATAAAATGCTTAATAATTTAAATCAATTACAACCTTTTGGAGAAAAAAACGAAGAACCATTATTTTATACAGAAAATGTAGAAGTTTTAAATAAAAGAATTGTAGGCAAAAATAAAAATGTAGTACAAATGGATTTATTCCAAAACGGTAAAAAATATAAAGCTATTGGTTTTTCACAAGTAGTAAATTTATTTGATAAATTAGATGGAAAAATAAATATTATTTATTCAGTACAATATAATGAATTTCCTAAAGGTGTATTTACGATACAATTATTAATAAAAGATATAAAATGAGGGTGGAATAAATCCACCCTTTTCTTTTAAATATTATCGTCATACAAAAATGCTTCTTCAAGCTTTTCAAGCTTATTACCCTTTGCCATAACTTTTGCACAAAGCATATGACTATTCTTAATCTGCTGTTCAAGTGATAAGAGAAGCTCCATATCACCGAGGAAGAAGTTCTTGCTATACTCAATTAAGAGTCTTTCATCTGCAAGAGGATATTTTGTCTTAAAGAAACTTAATGACTGTCTTAATATTTCAGTAGTATCTTTCTGATAAGCTTTCTGCTCTGCGATAACTCCTGCCTGTGCAACAGCCTGTTCTCTAATATCTTCGTTCAAACCTACAAGGAAATTGTTATCTTTCTGGAACTGCTCATAACTGTTCTTTAAAGAATTATTTAAGTTTCTTAAATCCTTTCTTGCGTGAGCCTTGCCTGCTCCTACATTAATCCAATGTCCTATGATTTGGAATATCTGTAATAATTTAACTCCTATCCAAAGTCCTAAAAGTGTTAAAAAGATGTAAAGTAAAATTGCCATAATCGTTTCCTCCTTGATAAGAAAAATAAATGTGTGAATGTGTGTATTGGTTTTTGTAATTATATTATACCATATTTTTTATGGTTTGTCAAGAGTTTTTTGTTGTTTATTTTTAAATTGTGTAATGTCTTAATTTAATCTCTACCTCTTGACTTGATTATATTATACTACTTTTTTTATGATTTGTCAAGCCATTTTCAAAAAAAATATATATTTATTCTTTAAATTCATATTAAAAAATAAAGATAAAATGTATATTAAAGGGAAAGGGTGATAAATCGTATGATGACTAAGATAAAAAAAGCAAGGCAAAAGAAAGGTTTAACACAATTAGAACTTGCAGAAATGACACAAATCCCATTAAGAACATTACAAAAATGGGATAATGGAGAAAATACTCCTAAAAAATATATAGAGAATTATATAATGCAATTTTTAAAATAATATTGAGGTGTGTATATGATGAGAAGATTAATTGCAAGCGAAGAAGTAAATTTAACAAAATTCTTTAATATGTTAAATATTTATTTCTATAATACAAGAGTACTTCATTGGAAAGTAAAAAGTGATAAATTTGATGAAGTTCATAGTTTGATGAGTATGTACTATGATAGATTAAACTATGATATTGATTTAGTTGCAGAAATAATGTTAAGTAATAATATCGAAGTTGTTTCATTGAAAGAAATCGTAGATAGTGAATATGTTTTAATCGATACAAACAAAAATTATACTTATGACGAAGTTTTCAGTTTAATCGAACTAATGTTTAAAGATATAATTGATTATATAAAAAGATTGTTAAATGAAGATTCAGTAGTAACAAAAAATCCTGGTATACGTTCTACATTGGAGAACTTATATGGTTTTTATGATATGGAATTAAATTATAAAAATACACGAAGAACAAATAAGTAAACTAGTTAGGGGGAACAACTACGTGATTAGAATTTATAATTTAGATGAAAAAATGATGTACGATTTTGAGTACAAGAATAAGAAAAATTTCTTAGAAAACAATGAGGAAATTATAACCGTTGATGAACCAGACAATGAAGAAGACGATATTGAATATATAAATGTAGAAGAAGATTGTATAAATAATTTAGACATAGACTGGGAAACTTATGATTATGATGATGATAGAGAAGCTTACATTGTAACTGATGAAGAATTTGAAGAAATATTAGAAGCAGTGAAAGACGATATGTTGGATAGTTTTAATAATTATAATGATGAATATATTTTCTTTTATAACGATGAAGAAGGAACAAGAAATTCAATATTAATTGATGATATAAGATAAGGGGCTGTTACAGCCCCTCTTTTTATATTACACCTATTACAGCACTTAAAGCATTTTCAGTTGGATATCTATCTAATGTAATCAATTTATATAATATCCTATCTTTAGTATCATTTAAATTGATTACTTCATTAGGATGTAATTTATAAAATGTATTTATAATTGTTTCATCATTTATTTCTAACTGTTCATAAAAATACGGTCTTGAACATAACGCAAACATTACATCTTTTATTCTTATTTTTATTCCTAATGCTTTATATATATTTGTCAAACTATGCAATAACTCTTTTAACAATGGTATCTTTTTTTCTTTTACTATACCATCTATTGAATTATAAATAGCAACTCTTAATTTTAAATCCTTATTTTGTAATAAAGTAAAATTATTTACAAGCCACTTTACTTTTTCAATATCTTCATCATTTAAAATTTGTAAAGGCTTTAATTGAATATCAATTTCATTTTCTCTTTTATAAAACAACGTAGCATATAATTCAATTAAAGATATTTTTTTATGTTTATTTAATTGTACACATAATTTAATATTTCTTTTACTCTTTATAAATGGGAAGAAATCATACTTGCCTTCAATTTTTAAATCAAATATATTTAACTTAGACATAAGTAATAAAGTTTTTGCAATATTTTTACCTCTTATGAGTTTATTAAATTCTTTGACTATTAAAGATTTATCAATAGAAGTTAATAAATTTTTATATTTATTTATTGCTAATAATGTTTGTTCCTCTATTTCATAACCTAATGTTGACATTAACCTAAATGCTTTTAACATTCTAATTGGATTTTTTTTAAAATTATCACTAGGATTACCAACTACTCTAATTATATTTCCATTTAAATCATTTAAAGCAGAAATTTTATGATTTTTATATTTAAAAGAATAATCTATAATATTTTCTTTTTCGTCCATTAATAAAGTATTTATTGTAAAATCTTTTTCTGCTCTAACTTTATCTAAAGCATTTTTTTCATTATAAAAATTAGAATAAGAAAACAATTTAATTTCATATAAACCAAATCTTACTTTAATACAATCATTTTCTATATCTTTGATATTATTCTGGAAGATGTATTCTATCTTTTCTTGTGGAATAGATGTGATAATACTTACTGAAATATATCTCTTTTTCTTTTTGTTTGTACTATGAATAACATCATCTCTAACTTTATTTCCTATAAAATAACTAACACCTTTTGTATTAAGGTATTTTAATAAACAATTTATTGTATTATACATTTTTTTAAAATCACCACCTAAAAAAATATATTAAAAATAATAGTGGTTTTTAATTAAGAAAATGAAAAATTTATTATATATTAAATAAAAAAGAAAGGAAGTATAAAAAATGGCTTTAGAACTTGGTGACGAATATAAGGAAGTTGCAAAGAAACTTATAAATAAATTTCCACAAAATTTTGGCAACTTTAATATAGAACAAATTCTATTTTTAAAGGAAACAAGTAAATCTCCTAAGAAGTATGCTGATACAAGAAAAGTCAATCCACCATACACATTTATGACTAATACAAAATTTATTATTACTTTTTATGAACGTGTTTGTGAAGATATGACACCTGCTCAATTACATTTATTAGTTATGCACGAGTTAATGCACATTGATGATGATTTTAATAAATTAAGAAAACACGATTTAGAGGATTTTAGGGTTATTATTTCATTATACGGTCCAAACTGGGATATTGATAATAACTTAGAAGATATTTTAGATGAAACTGATGAAATTCAAAATAATGCTACTATTGATGACGATGATGTAGAAATATTATAAGAGGGCTATAAAGCCCTCTATTTTTGATTTTAAACGTATTTAATTATTTAGTTATTAAAGTCTTTGGTTGATTGTTAAACTCCCTTGCAATACAAAATAAAAGCATTTATAAGCTATCCTTCATTTGCATCTTATACTGAATCTGCTGTACCATATAACACTTCATTATCACCTAATACAACTTCACAAGCAAGTCCTCTATAAGTTGTATCACCACAAATATCAACATAGGTTTTACCATTGAAATTGTACACTTTATTATTATCAACAATATTATCGGTTATATAAAAATGTTCATCTGATTGATTATCCCATGGGGTTAAAAATGTTTGCATTGTTTTAATTTCAGTATCAATCGCTTTAAAGAACCCACCGCCATAAATCTTATCACCTTGTATACTATCAATTACATAATAAAACCTTTCATTTTCAAATGCAAGGTTTACTTTTTTTCCGTTAAAATCTCCTACAAGTAATCTGCATTTTTTAAGATAATTACCGTCTCTATAAAAATCAATAATATAAAAGTATTTTGTTTTTATAAATTTAAGTCTTAGTTCGGATATATCACTTGTTGTTATATATGTGGCGTAAGTTTTATTTATATCAGTAGAAGTTGCACCACCACCATATAAATCATATGTATCTGATTTATTTGCAATATTAAGTTCCAAACTCGAATTAATGCTAGCATATCCATAACAGAATCCCATATGATGGTTTGTTTTTTTCAAATATACACTAATTGAAGTATTTGAACCAGTTGAACTATTTGAATTATTGATACCTTTACTATTTACTACACATTCGATATAATCTCAAAAATTTTCTTCTAACCAAGTTTTTATAGCAATATCTTGGTCTGCCTTTGAAGTACTTCCTGTTATTCCACATTCTTCTGCTACGTTATATATTTTATACCAATCACTCATTTATTTTTAATCACTCCCAATTTCTTCAGCGTTACCGCTGAGCATTACATCGTTTATTTCACATTGCAATTCAACGCTTCCTGATTGCGTTGTAGCAGGTGTCTCGTCTGTTTGTATATTTAATCCTTTAATCTTATCAACAATATCTTCGATACTGTCACTGTTTGTAGCTTCAATGTTATTAGTATTTAAAAAATCAATTAAGTCATTTTTTGCTTTTGCAATTCTTGTTAAATACTCATTTATTTTTTTATTCATCATTTTTCACCGAGTCCTTTATAAAAAAATACCTACTATAATTAAAATAGTAGGTATTGAAAAAATCATTTATATAAATCTAATATATGTTTAATCCAATCATCAAAAGTGATTTTTTCCAAGAAAAGACCTTCACCAAACATTCTATTTTTTATACCTACAATAATTTGTGATTTAACTTTTTCATCAATAGATTCAAATAAATCTTTAAATTCGTGGTAATATTCAGTAAATCTTTTTTCTACATTATTTCTATAATCTTGATTTTCTTGTTCCAACCATTCTTTCTTATTCATAGTATAATAAGCATCAAAAATCATAGTTGTAACAAAGAATTGAGCATCTTCTTTTCTTCTACGCTGCTGAAATTGTTTTACTAAAGCCGTATTACTATCAATCATATTATTATATGTTTTTAAAATATACTTGGGGTCGTGTCTACAAACAGAATTATCTCTCCACTTCCAAAGATAAAATGGTGTAGGACAATATTTTAATTCTCTCGCTAACTTTTGACACAAACAATTAAAATAACTATCTTCGTGTATAGTTAAATCATTATTCCATTTAATATTGTTATCAATTAAAAACTGCCTGTTATGTATTTTACCGTGAACAAAGGTTGTATCTATATCGTGATTAATATACATAGGCTTATTTTCGAACTTAGTTTCTTCTACAAAGACAGAAACCAAACTATCAAATCCATCACCATTTATTTCATTAAAAACAATATAAAGTCCACAAGCATTAAAAAACATATCATCTGCATCACAGAACATTACATAATCTGCTGTTGCATATTCCAAACATTTATTTCTTGTTGCTGATACACCATTGTGTTCTTCTTGATAATATTCTATTTTATAAGAATAATTATTTAATAATTCATCAGATAACTTTATATCTGAACCATCATTTACAATAATAACACCTACATCATTTTTTAAATTCACATTTTGTTGTAATTCAATACTATCTAATAAAGGTTTTATTATTTCATCAGTTTCATTATACTGAGGTACTAATATTTGTAATTTCATATTTACTTCCTTTCTTTAATTGTCATTTATATTATATATTAGAAAATGAAAGAATTGTTTTTTAAAAACTATTCTTTAAAAATTATTCTTCTGAGTTTTCTTCTGATGTTGTTTCTATTCCATTGATTGCATTATTTACTTCTTCTAATATTTCATCAGTAATAGAAGTTATTCTGTTTGAATAATATGACCAAAGTGCGTTCTTTTTATATGTATCAACTAAATCAGACGGTACATAGATACTACCATATGTTCCTAAATAGGCAGAATTAGAAAGAGGAGAAACACCAAAAGTATATCTATCTTTTAATAAACACATAGAACTATTTGTTATTATTACCTTTGATAAAGCATAACAATTATAAAAAGCTGAATTATAAATCGTATTAACATTATCAAAATAAGCAAAACTTAATCCACTATATACTCCTGCTGAAGAATTAGCACAGCCATAAAAAGCAGAGCTACCTACCTCTGTTACTTTTGGAAAATATGCGTATTTTAACGCTTTGCAACCCGAAAAAGCACTACTTCCTATGTATGTTGCGTTTGGAATGTTTATTTTTGATAAACTAACACAATTTGTAAAGGCTCGATAACAAATACTACCACTATAATTAGGTAAATTAAATTCACTTAATAAGTTAGCATTAGAAAACATATCTGAATACAATATTGATATATTCGACATATAATCATTATATTGTTCAATCATTTCATCAGTCATTGAAGTTATTCTATCTTTGTATATACTTAAATTTGTTATTCCTTGATAAATTGAAACCAATGACGGTAATACATATATACTTCCATAACCAATAATTTCATCATCTCTCGTATATGTTGAAAGTGACATAGGAGAATAAGAAAACGCATTGACATTAGTAAGCGAAAAATTGTTACCTTGCCAACCTAATATTACTGTATCAAGATTCCAACACCAATAAAAAGCATTTGTACTCAATATACTACATTTAGGAAGAAAAACAGACTGTAAACTTGAGCATTTCCAAAATGCGGATGGGGTTATACTTGCAATATTGGGAATCGTTATTTCTTTTAAATTATAACATCCTGAAAAAGGACCATTTCCCATTATTGAAGCAAGGGGTAAACTTACTGTCTTCAAAAAAATTGCATTTTGAGCTAAGTATTGTGGAATACTTGTTACTTTTGGTAATGAAAGTTCTTCAATATAATTATATTGAGTGGAATTAGTAGAACACCATAAAAAATTTTGATTTAAAGTTTTTAAATTAGGAAATTCTTTGTCTGTAATTTTTGTTATGTTAGGACAATTAGTAAAAATATACTCAGATACTTGTGTACAATTTTCAAAATATATTTGTGATAGTGTTGTACAATTCAAAAACGCATTTGAATATATTATTGAGACATTAGGTAATGCTACCGATTTCAAACTATAACAATTACAAAAAGTAAAAATCGAAATACGTTCTAAACTGGGGAAACTTACAGTTTGTAAATTAGTACAATTTTGAAATGCCGAGTTTCCAATAACTGAAACATTAGGAAATGATAAAGAAATTAAAGAACTACAACTATAAAAAGCAATAGTTTCTATATTTGTAACACTATCATCAATTACATTTGTTATTTTATTACAACCATAAAAAGCACCAGCACGAATAGTTTTACAATCAGGTATATTTATTTCACCTTCTAAATTACTATTACAATAAAATGCAGATGTACCTATGTATGAGGTGTTTTTCATTCTTATACTTTTTAATGCACCATTATTATAAAAATTATAATCACCAATATAGTTTGTATTATCTATATCAACATAAGATAAGCTATAACACCCTTGAAAAACAGAATTTGCAATATAAGAAGCTTTTGGCAATTCTATTGTTTTTAACCCTGAACAATTAAAAAAAGCAGAATCATTAATATAAGTGCAGTCAGGGAAAGAAACATTTTGTAAGCTACAACAATTACAAAAGGCATAAGTATTAATAGTTTCACATTTTGGAAAGGAAACACTTTGCAAACTGAAGCAGCTAAAAAAAGCAGAAGAACCAATTGTTATACAATTAGGAAAAGATGTTTCTGATAATTGATAGCAACAATAAAAAGCACTTGAATTAATAGTAGTACAATTACTAAAATTTGCTGTTTTTAAATGAGTACAACTATAAAAAGCATTATATCCAATAGTAGAAGCGTTTGGAAAACTTACATTTTGTATAGTAGCATCACTATAAAAAGTCCAATCTCTTACCCTTGTTACATTTTTATTTTCTATACTTACTAAATCACCTGAAATCATTTCACCTACATAATCTTCTTCATTATCACTTGTAGACATTTTTATATCAGTTACTTTACTTATTAAAGTATTAAATTTTTCTGTTTTATTGGCTTCAACACCCATAGTGTTCAAATTATCCACTAATTTATCTTTCTGATTGGATAATTCATCAAAATATTTTGTTACAACACTATTCATTTTTTCACCTTCTTTTATTAACATTAAAAGTTTATTGTTTTTTATTTTATAAATAAAAAATATATAAAAAAGGTGGAAAAATTATGTGGATAACAGGCTTGTTGGCTTTTGATAATGAAGAAGATGCTAAAACGTATCAAGAAACTTATAACTGCCGTATACAAACAAATAAAGATTTTGCGATACGACAATATATTGTAAGTCTAAATCCTTTTAAATATATCTATAAGGACGGTTTGACAACAGAAGAATATAAAAAGAAAATAAACCAAGAAAAAATGGAACGTGAAGAAAATAAAACATTAAGTAAAGAAATATTAAATGATTTAAAGACAGAAGAAACTGAATTAAATGATTTTGTTAATAATTTTTCTTATAACAAAAGAAACGAATTATTAGATAAAATTGGAGATAAGAATATTTTTGTAGTATTAACCACTACTGATAATATTGATGATGATATAAAAGATTGTTTTATAGATTATATGGAGGTAGAATAAATATGTCAATGTGTTGTTTGTTAGGTTTTAAAACGGAAGAAGAAATGAATGAATATAATAAGAATAATATCATTAGTTATAGTGATAAAAATGAAGCAATAAGAATATATTGTGATTCATTTTCTCCATTTAAAGTTGAGTATAAGGATAATTTAAATGTTCAGGATTACATAGAAAAAATAGAAAAACAAATGGAAGAAAAACGTATAAATGAAATTTTCCCAATATTAGACAATAATAAAAGATTTGAATTAGAAAGAGAACAACAATTAGAAAAGCAAAAGCTTATAATAGAAACAAACGATTTTATTCAAACATTCAGTATAAAAAAGATGGGAGAACTTTTTAATAGTGTTAGTAATGATTTAAAATATTTTTTAATATTAACCGATATTGAAAATATTGATGAATATAAAAATACAGAATATTTAATAGATTGTATAGAATTAAAATAAGAGAGGGATTTTCTCCCTCTCTTTTATTATTCATCAATAGAAACTAAATCTTCCATTTCAGAAACTATTTCTTCATTACTTACAGAACCATTTACAATCTTATTTAAGGTTTCTTCTATTTCTGTTTCATCTGTTATTGCATTTAATGATTTAAATGTTGTACCATTATAAATAAACATATAAACATTATCAGCCTTTAATAAATTATTCTTTAATTCTGTACCATTTGCATATACAGAGTACTCTGTATTATTTATATTAAATTTAATATTATCTTCTGTTGTGCCTGTATTTGTAAATTCAATTGTAATTGTACTTCCCATAGTAGGAGTGAATCCATCTATTGTAATTTCTTTTATGTTAGTTGCTCCATCTGTTTCACAAATAACATAATTTAATGATGAGTTATTAGAAGTATCATTTGATACACTATTAGATATTGATTCGCCATTAATTGTGAGATTACCTACAATATTAACAGTAGTTGCGTTTAATGTTAATGTTTCAGTAGTTGTACTTGTATCAGTTGACTCTATTACAGGAGCATTTATTGTTGTTACTTCTATTGTGTTTGTATTTACATTTGTTGTCGTTATTGTATTAAATCCTGTAATAGTTTTTTCAGTATCACCAGTTGCAATAATTCCATCGTATTGTAAATAAATAGAATCTTCATAGGAAGAATCACTTACCGTTCCTATAAATGTATATTTAGAATTTTTACTTGTTTGATAAAAAACAGAAATATTTGTTTGGTTTAAATCTGTTGTGTAATAAATTTTATTGTCATCAACAATTAAACTACCTTTAGTACTTGCAAAATCTATTAAATATCCCTCACTAGCAACATCAATCGTTGCTTTTTCAGAAGATGTAGCACATCTCATTTGTATTAAATTAGGTTTAATTTGAATATACCTAGAACCAGCACCATAATAGCTTGTATTATTTCTTGCTATTGTTAATTGCCCATTCTGTAATTGTTCGTAAACATAAGAACCTTCTGACCCACTTGTTGGATGATACATATTAATGAAACCATTTCCCCAATAATTATATCTATTCAAATTATAACTATAAGCTTCTATTAAGTTTGTATTATCTAAAATTGTTTTAAAATATGAGCCATTATTGTTACGCATATTGAATTGCGAAGGTATAAGATTGACGGTACTACTACCACTATCATAATTTATATTAAGTCCATTTGAAGAACTTAAATTTATATAATTTGCATTATTTGTGCCAAAATTTATAATTGAGTTGCCGTCTGTATCTTTTGTAACTCCACCGCTATAAACATATAAATTACCACTACATTCATATAAACCATAAGTTAAAAGTTGAGATTTGTTTTCATAAGTTCCACTTTGATATGTGCCATAATTAGAAGCAAGAGGTTTTCCCGAACTATCCTTTAATATAAAACCATTAGATTCAATGCTACCATTAAATTTTGTATTTACAGTATTATTGTCATTATCTGTAAAACTAATAGATAAATTATTTCCATATTCAACAGTTTCTTCATCATCATTTACTTTTGTTTTAGTGGTAGTGTAAATTTCATCAACTTGAAGATGGTCAATATTTATTTCATTTGAACTGCCTACTGTTAAAGGTTGCCCATTTATTAAAAATTCTTTTGCATCTATAATATCAAAACCTTTTAAAGTAAGTTTTTTATCATTAAAGTTTGTATATGCTTCTAATCCGTCAATATCAAATATATAAGCTATTGTATTTACATCTTCAGAAGCCTCACCAATATACATACTATTAGCTGATATAGATTTACTTCCGCTTCTAAAACCAATAATTGTACTATTTGAGTTCAACTCATGTTCTTCAGTATCGAATACATTATTTGGATTGTTCATTGTGAAATAAGGCTTTAATCCAGTTGAAAGTGTTGTAAATGTAATTCCATTATCATATTCTACTGTATCTTTATAAAATCTTGTTCTTGAAGAATAGCTTTTTTCTTCTTCTGCATTATACTCTTGAAAAACGTAATCAAAATAATTTAAACGCTTACCAGTAATTTGACGGAAATAGAAACAATTAGGGCTTGTTTCAGTTGGATATTCATTAGCCATATAATACATTTCAGCTTCGTTTGCACTTGTTGTTCCTTTTGCCGCACCTCTAAAACTTATTGAAAATGTACCGCTAGGACAGTTATCTAAGAAAAGGTTTGTATATGAGCCGTCTAAATTAATTGAAAAATTACTATCATAAGAAGAATAATTACTATTGTTATTGCTTCTTAATAAAACGCCGTTATAAGCTACCACTGCTTTTCCTGCTAATGAATCCATATATACACGAGTGTTCTGCAACATTGTCTGTGAAAAGTAACTATTTCCACTTGTATCAGTTTGATAAAATTGATTCCAATAGCCATTAGAATATGAAATATTGCAGTAACGACTACCTGGTTTGTCTGAATATAAAATTGTATCACTACTTGCACTAAAATCTAATCTTGTATTAGAAGTAGTATTATTATTTATAATATTTGCATTAAGACCATTACTATTAAAATCTAAAGAATAATTAGAATTACTATTAGAATTGTTGTAGTACATATGCAATCCTTGATTAACATCTAAATAAATATAACTACCACTATTAAAGTTAATATTTTTATCGTTATAATTAGTTCCTTCATAAACGTACAATTGACCACTACATTCGTTCAACCCATAAGTTAAAAGACGATTTCTATCTCTATAATCTTCGTTTGAATACGTACTACAATTAGTAGCAAGTATTTTTCCGTTACTATCTTTTAATGCAAAGCCATTAGCTTCAACACTACCGCTAATATTTGTATCACTATCTAACTCAATACCCTCAGTGGAAATAATGTGCATTTTGTTTTCTACATTTTTAATTTTTAATTCAATGTTTTCTTCTGATACAGCTTCAATTTCTTCATCAGATTCAGAAGCACCTACTGCCATAGTTGTAGGAGTTATTGTTCTTAATGATATTTCATTTGCTTCTACCTTATCAACCGTTAAGTTTTCAATGTTTACCTCGTTTATATCTGCTTTGCCATCAACTATTAAATCATTTAATACGTGGAATGTTTGTCCTTCTGCTACTTGTATTTCATTTTCAGAAATACCGTTATCTGATTCTGTAAATTTTGTGTTGCTTGTAATTTTATCAACATAAATAGTTTCTGTATCAGTATTTGTACTGCTCACACTATCAATAAATGCGGTATTACCACTAAGATTTGTTGTTTTTATTTGAGTTATTTTTCCACTATCAGCAGTTAATGTTGATATCTTTGCTATATTTGTATTTAAATTAGTATTATTTAATGTATCTATTGTTATTTCTTCTAATCCACTATTTATGGAGAGTTTACCATCAATATTTATTACTTCCGCACTTAAATTAATGTTACTTGAAACAGCTTTTAATGTTAATTCACTACCATTAGTAGCAATCTGATTAAAACCAACGATAGATTTGTTATCTGCTGTGAATGATACTAATCCAGTTTCATTAAATTGATATTGTCCTAAATTTGCAGAATTAGTTAATATTGTAAATTCACAATAAGAAGGATATATGTTTGTAACACTATATTTATCGTCAACTGTATCTGTCATATAATGGAAATAATTGTTTGTTATATCTATGTCACCTGTTCCAGAAATAGTAGTCATACTTATACTAAATTTATTTGCTGAAACAAAATCAATGTATGTTATTTCATTAGAATTATTTCTTAATTGCAAACCCATAGGGGTAAGACTAACATATCTATCCAACAAAGATTCATTACTTTTAATAGCACTTATAAGTAACTGTCCATGTCTTAATTCTTCGTCTATATTACAATATGTGTTTTTATCTTCGTTTAATAGATATGTATTAATATATCCTTCACCAATAAAAAGTCGTTTATTTTGTACTGCATTTTCATAAGCAATTATGTCATTTGAATTGTCTGTGTTTAACTTTAATGTTATATTGTTATTCCCTGCATTGTTTTGAATACTTATACCATTAGTGCTAAAATAAGCTGTATGAGAATTATCTTTATATATACCAAGCTTACCTTCTCTTGAAGATATTTGAACACTTGAACCATTAGTTCCAAAATGAATACCATCATTAGAAGATTCGCCATTATAAATCCATAAATCTCCGCTACATTCATACAATCCATAAGTCAATAATTTGCTTTGGTCTGTATAATCCGTACTATCACTATACGCTCCATAAGTAGAAGCAATAGGTATAGTTGAATTTACGCTATATATATTTTTAATTCTTAATTTATTTGGTATTAAATCATTTTCAACTGTTAAATTTGTTACTTTCGCAGTAGTTGCTATTAAATTTTCTATTGTCGCTATATTTCCAATAGTTAAGTTTTTTAAATTAGTTTCTCCATCAACCGTTAAGTCACTTAATACGTGTAATAATTGTTCATCTGCAATTTGTATTTCCCCAAAAGGTATTGCCCAAGCATTATTTTGATTGGAGGTAATCTTTGAAACATATAATGTACCACCAACACGAACATCATTTAATGCCGCATTATCACTTGAGTCTTGAAATTTAAATCTTGTAGAATTAAGATATAAATTTTTTGTTTTCTTTATTTGATTATTAAAATTATTTGTTATATTTGAACTCAAGATATATCCCTCCTTCTTTACATTAAAAAAGAGTTTTCTTTTTATATATTTAATAAGAAAATAAATACATTTAAAAACAAGAAAAAAAGAGGTGTATTTAAACACCTCTTTTACTTTTTTATAAAATATTAATATTCACTATTATCGTCTTTACCTTTTCTATATAATCCATCACCCAAGATATATTCATTATATCCATAACCATTCCATTCTTTTTCTTTTCTTTTTCCTATTTCTGAAAAGCCTTTCCATCTTTCAATATATTCATATCTTGCTTTAATATACTCACAATAACCTGAGAAGTTAAATCCTTCATCTTTTACCTTTATTTTAAGCATCTTTTCTACAAACTGAATATCTGCAAGAACAGTTGTATTAACCCCGTATTTACCGCTTTTCATAAAACCAAGCCTACTTAACATTTGCTTCTGAGCGTGTAATACTTTATCAATAAGTTCAGGTTCTATAAGACTTTCAAGAAGTACTTCACAATAAATTTTATAGAATTTATACTCATTTATATTATTTGCACTTACATAAATAGTGCTAAAATACTCAAGAATTGCTTGATATCTTGCTATACTTCCCTTTTCACCAACTTGAAGTACTGCCTTTTTTCTCATTTCTGCAATCTTTACTTCATTTGTACCATCAGGATTAACACTTTCATAAGCTTCTCCATAAGCAAGCTTGTGACCTGCTTTGATGATATCTGTAATGCTATTGTTCATAACACTCTTAATTGGATGAGCTGCTGCTTGATTACGTAATGCTTGTGCATCACACATTTCGTTATAATCATACATAAAATTGCTTTCTATTGGCTGTTGCTTTAATTCTGCTACATTCTTAATTCTTGGCATATATTATCTTCCTTTCCTAATTTAAATTTGTGCGTGTGGGATTTCTTTATTTTTGTAATTATATTATACTATATTTTTTATGTTTTGTCAAGTCTTTTTTTAATTTTATAAGACTTTTTTATTATATATTTAAGACAGATTATAACGAGAGGTAAATAATATGGTAGATAATATAATAAAATTTATAAGTATTTTAAGAGATATGAACGTAAGAATATCTATTGCAGAATCAATAGATGCTATTAAATCATTAGATTATATTGAATTAGAAGATAAAGAAGATTTTAAATTTACTCTCAGTTCTACTTTGATAAAAAACTTAGAAGATAGAGAAAAATTTAATAAACTGTTTGATATATTCTTTATTTATAAGGAAGAAACCCAGACTTTAGAATTTAATCAGGAAGATTTTGAAGATATGTTTGCAGAAATGCAAAATATGTTTGATGATAATTATAATGATGTTGGCGAAGAAAAACAAGTTCAATCATTAGATAATCCTCAACCACAAGAAAACAGCAATATTAATACTAATTTGGATAATAAAACAGATATGTTTAAATATGGTGGAGAGGAAGAATTAAAAAAAGAAGCTAAACAAATAGCTGATAAAATGCAATATAACCAACAATCAGTTAATAACGATATAGAAAAAGAACTTTTAAAACAAGGATATGAAACAGGCAAAACACAAGCTACTAATAATCAAAATGAAGAACTTGTACAAGAAAAATATGAAAAACTAAAAGATTTAGTAAAAGAAGAATTGGAAAAGAATGAAATAAGAAAACATGGCGATGCTGCTATTAAAGATATTATGAAAGAAGAATACGATGATATATATGAAAAAGATTTCTTGGATTTTGATAAGGATGATATTTCTACAATAAAAAAATTATTATCTAAATTCGTTAAGAAATTAAATAATATATATATTAGAAAAAAAATGAAAAGTAGAAAAGGTAGTATTGATATAAAGAAAACAATTAAACAAAGTATTAAAAACGGTGTCGTTAAAGATATCTTTTATAAAAAAAGAAAAAAAGATAAAAACAATCTAGTTGTACTTTGTGATATATCAGGTAGTATGATAAATTATGTAAAATTTATATTACAAATTGTTATTGGTATAGAACAAGTTTTTCAAGATGTAAGAATATATGTTTTTATGGAAAAATTAAAAGATGTAACTGATGAAATAAAAGAAAGTGAAGATGTTTTAAATACAGTAGAACATATATATAAAACTGCTAATTTAGGTTTTGGTACAGATTATAGTAATACTTTTTATTGGTTAAATAGAAAACCATTTGATAAAAAAACAAGATTAATTATTATTGGTGATGGTATTAATGGTAGCTTTGAAGATGATGGCACTGAAAGTTTATTTAATATTCAACAAAAATGCAAATGTATCTATTGGTTGAATCCTGTTAAAAAAGAAGAATGGGATAATAAATTTTTAAATTATATTCCTTATTGTAATGAAATTTTTGAATGTAGTAATCTAAGAGAATTAGAAAATGTAATGAGAAAAATCATTTAAATTTGGAGGTTTTTAAAAATGACAGAATATGAAAAATTGGTTTTTGAGTTGAGAAAGGAAAATGAAAATTTAAAAGTAGAAGTTCAAGAGAAAGATAATATAATTAAAGATTATGTAAATAAAGTAGATAATTATATTTCAACAATACACGATTTAGAAGAAAAATTAGAAGAAAAAATTGAGTAACTAGTCAAATTTGCGTAATTATACATTAAAACACATTATAATTATTCAAGTATGATTAATTAATCACATATATAAAAGGAGAGGGATTACTCCCTCCCTTTTTTTTAATCATTAGCAACTTTATTTTTTACATAATAATAAGTTTTAGCAATTTGTGGTTTAGTAAGATTATATTTACTCATAAGCAATTCTTTATTGTCATAATTATTGATAAAAAATTCAATATCTTCTTTAGTCCATTTTTCACGTTTTCCTCTTTTTTTCTTAATTTTTTCAACAGCTTCTTCGATTGGTTTTTCAATATCAGTAATTTGTTTAATGTTATCTGTAAGTTCTTGCTGTTTGTTTACTACTTCTGGTATGTTTGTAGGAATATTAGTAGATGTACGATTTTTAATAAAACTATCAATGTTATCTTTTAATTCATTAACAAATAAATTTTGATTTGCTTCGTTATTATTATCAAGCATTTCACGATATTGTTCTATGATATTTTTTAGTTCGTCAATTAGATTTTGTGAAGTGTTATTTTTAATACCTAAGTGAATCATAATTTGTTTTTCAACTTCCTGCATAAGTTCATCAGATAAAACGCCAAAATATTCACCTAAATTTGCTATTGGAACTGTTTTGATTTGTTCAATTAAAATCGTACTATCTCGCAATCTTGAATTACATCCATTTTTATAGATGTTTATATGATTTTGACTATTTTTTTCAAGATTTGTTGTCAACATTACTACATTTACAACAGGCGAATAAGAATTAAAAACATCATTAGAAATAATCAAACAAGGTCTTGAATATCCTTGAACACCTTTTGTTTTCTCTACCCATTGTGGTTCTTTGTAAAACCAGATACTTCCTCGTTTATACTTGGTGAAATTTATCGACATATCTATTGTATTTCACACTCCTTTCTTTTATTGTAATCATATTATACTACTTTTTTTATAATTTGTCAAGGTATTTTTGATAAAAAATCAACTTTTTTAAAATAAAAATACCCACTAATTATTTAGTAGGTAAAAATATAAATTAAAATTTAATTGTTAATATAATCTTTTATTATTCTTTGAGATTCTTCTGCAACTTTATTGACTTTTTCATCAATTATTGAAGAAATTAAATTAACTTTCTTTACAAAATTATCTATGTCAAAATCTATCTCATTTTTTATTTGATAATAATCTAAGAAAGCTGGAAATTCTTCTTCTATTTCTTTTTTTGATGTTGTAAATTCATTTGAATTATATTTATTACTATATTCTATGTTAATATTATTGGGTGAAAATTCAATGTGACAATCTATTCTACCATTATATTCACAAAAAATTGACCACTCCGCACAATCACGTTCTTGTTTAGTAATAAAAAAATCTTTATTAATATAATCTTCTGGATAAAGAGTAAAATCAAGTATATTGTTTTTAAAAATATAGCTTTTTTTATATTTTAAACTTATATTTTCTCCGTTGTTTTCATCTTCATCCATTTGATTGTATATTCTATATTTATTTTTATTATTTATCTTTTCACCTTTATATTCTTCTAGTACTACAATTGAATTAACCTTTAATCTTGGATTTACTTCTTTAGTAAAGGTTTTATGTACTACTTGATATATTTTATCTTTACAATTTAAAAAATCTTTTTCAGTAATAAAAAATTTATTAGTATTAAAAATCTTTCTGATTAAATTTTTCATAGTATATACTCCTTGTTTTTCGTATAATAAATTTATTGTTTTTTCAATATTATTCTCTCCTATATATAAAAAAATACCCACTAATTGTTTAGTGGGTAAAATAAATTAACCTAAATATTTATCTATTGTTTCCTGAACTTTTTTTGCAACAGAATTTAAAAAAGCATCAAATTTTTCTTCTTCTTTAGGAGAAGAACTTATTACAGCATTAAAGTAATCTATCTCAATATCTTTATCAGGAGAAATAGTAATATCAATGAGAAACTTTTCATTCCAATTATAATTAGAAGAACCAAGTTCTTTTTCAAAAGCAGATTTAATTTCAGTTAAGACAGGTTCATCTATACATTCTTCAAGTGTTGTAAGTATACCGATTTTAGCACCTAAATATTCAGTCCATACTTGATAATTGCTATCTTGTTCAAAAGTTCCATTTATTGTTTCATATATTTCTTCTCTATTACTATCTGTAATCAATTCATCATTATAGGTTTCTATACTATTACCTATTTTAATATAACAACGAGCATCATCAGAATCATTAAATTTTTCGCATACTATATCATTTATAGCATCTTGACAATCAAAGTAATTATTCTCATTAGTAAAATACTTGTCTTTATTTAATTGTGTTGCTTTTCTGACTAACCTTTTCATAAACATACATTCTCCTTGTTTTTTTGATTTTTATATAATAATAATAATAATAATAATAATAATAAATATTTTAAGTTGTTTAATCTTTCATTTGCAATATCACAAAATTCTTTATTAAATTCAATACCTATATAATTTCTATTTAATTTTTTTGTAGCTACTAATGTTGAACCACTACCACAAAAAGGGTCAAGTACAATTTGTTCTTCTTGTGTTGTTAATTTAATTAATGCTTCCATTAATGCAATAGGTTTTTGTGTGGGGTGCTTTCCGTGGTCTTCTTTAGTACTCTTCACTTTAACAATATTGGCTGTTAATGGATTATATTCGTTCTAATTTATGCAATTATAAGCCCTACACCATTTTCTAATATATTGTCTACTAATGTACCACCTATTTTATAAGACTTTACAAACCACAATATAGGCTCAAATAAAGGGCGTAAATTGCCTAATCTCCAATCTTTCCATTTCTCAGCACTTTCATAATCTTTTCTTTTTTCATACACTATACTTACTCTCTGTGCCCTATGTGGTGCAATTTCTTTTTCCCAACTAATCATATCTTTAAATATAAATCCTGTATCTTCCATAGCTGAAATTACTTTATGTTGAAATTTTCTTCCTGCAAATATAAATACTGAACCACCTGATTTTAGAACTCTAAACCAATCATTAGTCCACTTAAACACCAATCATAATATTCTTTTGACATATTTCTATCAGCCTTTGACCAACTATTTAAAGGCTTTCCTCTTGTTTTAAAGACCTTTCCTGCTTTTTCTTGTGCAGGACTACTACCTAATAATGCTGAATTTGTATTATTATGTAATACATCCCATTCATCAAAACTAATACCATAAGGAATATCAGATAATATTAAATGTACGCTATTATCAGGTATTTGTTTTATTATTTCAATACTATCCCCATTATATATTTCATTCATCTTTTTTCTCCTTTATTAAAAAAGTGTGTACAGAAAAAACTCTATACACACTTTATAATAAATCATTTAATAGATTTTTTTAATTATTACATATCATCCCATGAAGAACTTTCTAATTCTTCTGCACCATCTTCATCATCCATACCATAATTATCTTCTTTCATCATATTTTCAAAATCTTCATCAGACATTTCTGAATCCATATCTTCATTTGGTATAGTATTTTCAGGTGCTTCAATTTCGCCACGGATAATACCTAATAAATATTTCTGCATATTAGGACAATCTTTAAGTGCAATCCTTACATCATCTTTCTTCTTAACTGATAATTCTTCTACTTCACCTGTTTCAGGTACAGTATAAGTTAATTTATAATTTCTACCAGTTTGAGAAAGCTGACCCTTAGCATCATACTTAGGAATTAATCCCATATTTAAAGCGATATTAGCAATATCGTCTGTTAATTCCTTGGTAGCTTCTCTACCATCAAGGTATACTTGAAATTCTGCTTTCTTGAATGGAAGTCCACAATATTGTTATCTTACAGGCTCTTTATCCCATAATTCTGTGAGTTTCCTCATTTATTATATTCCCATTCTAAATATAATAACTATCCCTTGTCAATTCAAAGGCAGTTCAGACTATCTCTTTACCCTCGTTATTACGTTTGGCTTATATGTTTTTATATAAGGATTATCTATAATAATCGTATTAGGCACTCTTGTTTTTAAAATCATATATATTATTTATACTTAGATTTTAAAATTAGTCGTTACACCTTTTAAAAGTATTTCTACTTAAACTTGGCACGGTATTAACAGCTATGTTTAAATTAAACACCTTAGTATCTCTTACGAAGCTTATTTATATATTTCACTTCTACCGTTAGCATATATATAGAATATTCTATATATACACACCCATTACTGGTTCACCTAATTTACAGCTATATATTACTACATAGTGAGGCTGTTTCTCTCAACCTTATTCTTTTTAACAGTAACTCTTATACCTCTTTGAACTAAATCACCGTTCTTATCAATTACATCAAGAGTAGAAGCTCTTGCTACCTGTAATCTAATTGAACTATAGAACTTTAATGCTTTCAAAATAATTACAATAGGCTCTTTATCCTATAAACCTTTTATAAAGGATTTTTAGACTATATCTTTAACTAATTATTAAAAGCCATTTAATAATTAGCAGTGTCCCGTTTTCGTGGGAGATTTTATTACCATAGAATTTTTTATATTCCTTAGGTTCACTCCTAGTCGTTGAACTTCTCCCTAACATTTCTGTTATGGCATAGCTGCTGATTGTTCAACATATATATTTTTTAAGCATATCACACTTAAACTTTCGTTTTATGTTGTAGCATATATATTTTAACAAACTTCCAGCAATTTACGGAATTTTTTATACAGGGGGCAAAGCATTTAATAAATTATTTAACAATTTATTATGCTATTTGTTCACCTCCTGGAGTTGTTGTTGGCAGTAGTATATTATGTTATTTTTTAATTATTAACATCCTCTTATTTTTATAAGAGATTGGACTATATCTTTACCATATATAATTATTAGTTATACTTAGGTAATCGGCACTCGTGTTAGTATTATTATTTTAGCTATTCAACTATTAGTCTCTACATTTTCCAATTACTTTTATGCTAATTCATTGGCTTAACACGGTATTATCAGCTATCTATTAAATAATAGACCTTAGATTTTCTTACGAAGCTTATTTATGTATTTCACTTCTACCGTTAGCAGATATATAAAAAAGTTTATATAATCCACACCCATAAAAATGGTTCACCGATTTTTTTTACAATAATATTTCTATTATAGGGAGACCCAACTATTTAATCTCCATACATAACACCAATATTCAATTTGTTGTGTATTATTTTTTAATTATTAATACTCTCTTATTTTCATAAGAGTATCGGACTATATCTTTATCATATATAATTATTCATTATACTTAGATAATCGGCACTCTTGTTTTTGTTATTGTTTTAGCTACTCAAAAATTAGTCTCTACACCTTTCAACTACTCTTATGCTAATTCGTTGACTTGGCACGGTATTGTCAAGCTATCTATAAATAATAGACCTTAGAATCTCTTAGTCAGCTACTTCGCTATTGAACTATAAATATGTGTTTATAGGTTTATAATTGTCATATAAACTATCTTATTCAACTGATACCGTTAGCATATATATTAAAGTTTTTATATACATACACCCATTTAAAATGGTTCACCGATTTATAATCTTTATAACATTTCTGTTATAGACGACAATATAAAATTGTTAAATTTTATGTTTATCTCTTGTTTGATTGATACAGATTAACGTAGAATTATTTGCATCTAACTTTGGTCCAATTCTTCTTAAAAACTGACCCATATATCTCGCAACAAGACCAATAGTCTGCTTGCCTACTTCGCCTTCAAGTTCTTCCTTTGGTACTAATGTTGCAATACTATCTAATACAATTAAATCACAACCTGCATCAATAAACTTATCAATTACTACAAAACATTCCTGTAAATGGCTTGGTTGACTTACAAATAAATCATCAATATTTACACCTAATTTTGCAGCAAAAGATGGGTCGAATGCGTGCTTTTTATTAAATTACAATTCGTTAAATTATAATAATATTAAAATTTTCTTTTTAATATTTCTTTATATCACTATAAAGGATAGACTATATCATCTTCCTATTAAAAATAGGAGTATTCAATTTCGATTTAAAGGGATTTCACCTGCTTACTTAAGCCCTACTTCTATTGACAAATTTTCATTGTCTTTTTCAAGAATAGTCGTTGAACATTCATCATATATAATGGAGGTTATATTTAGATGATTTGATGCGTCCGATAATCTTTATTTTTACACTTATTACTATACCTTTGAAATTACTCATTGCCCTTATCTTATTTCTAAGACAAGTTAGTATGTAAAAATAATTAAGACTTCCCCGACAATTAAAAATATTTTTCGATAAAGATTACTCTTTAAAGGGAGCAATTACTCCATATCAATCATAGCACAGATTCCATCTTGCTTTTGACATTCTGCAATGGCTTTAGAAGCCATCAGTGTTTTTCCGCTAGATTCTGCTCCAAATAATTCTATTATACGCCCCTTAGAATACAAAAAATATTAACTCATAGGCTCTTTATCCTATGATTCTGGTAGTCACCTACATCATATTAAATAAATATTATTTAATACTACAATATGTTAATTCATATTCAGTTTAGACTATATCTTCACCCTCGTTATTACGTTAGGCATATAAGTTGCCATTCTTATATGTGTTATACTATATATAACAGTGCTGGGCACTCGTGTCTGATTTATTGTTAGCACTACTCATCAGTTAGTCGTTGAGCTTTTTATTTCCGATAAATAAAATATTTAATAATGGAGGAATATTTTATTTAGTGCTGAAAATAACTTAGTTGCTGATTGTCTATAAAATATAATGGGCGTTTTTATAGAGTTCTTAGCAATTCACCCAGTTATCAAGTGTTTGTTTCCAAACAAATGAGGCTATTTATTAACCACCACAGCCAAGTGCTATATCCAAAGGTAAAGCACCAGTTGGTATTACTTCAATCTTTTCAACAGGCTTATCACCCAATCTATAAGCTACGCCTGTTTTCTTTGTTGCTTTTTCTAAGCTCTTAATGGCATTTGCCATAGCTCTTAACTTTGCTTTCTTATCCATTTAAATTTCCTCCATTTAATTTAATTTTACGGACAACTACTGAATTGATAAATTCAATTTCATCATTAGTTAAATCATTCGTTGGATTCTCAACAACTTTATCTAATTTAATAATAAATGGGTTATTATTAAAAAAAGAAGCTTTCTTCTTACGTATATAGACAAATCCTTTATTACGGCTTATTCGTGATAATAAATTTCCCATATTGTCTATTACGTAGCAGTTAGCTTCATTGATTGAATGATTTTTTATTTTATTGTTTTCATCATTTACATTTATAAGCGTTTCCACTCTATCCCTCCTTTCTTTACACCTATAAATAAAGATAAGGGAAAATTATTATCTAATGTATTATATTAGAACCATTTTTATTTTTAATTCATTTCCTACTGTTTTTTACAATAATTAATATAGCTTATATATTACAAGGTTTTAATAAAAATTAAAATATTGTTTTTAAACAACTTATCTTCATTCCATTCTTGACAAATCATAAAAATTATAGTATAATTAAAGTAAATATAAAAGGAGGAATATTTATGACAGAAGAATGGGTTAGAAATAAAAATAAAGAATATTATCTTGACATAAAGAAACAAGTTGAAATATTTAAAAATAAAATATTAAATGATGAACACTTTGTTTCTGACGATGGAAAAAGAATTTTATTTACAAGATTATGTGATTGTCTTGCTTTTGAAGCATTGTCAGAAGTATTTCTTGATTTTTATAATAAAGAAAAATATTCATTAGATGAGTACTGGCAATACTTTGAACAAGCTGTTTATTTTAATCGTATTACATCTGATATGAAAGATTTACTTCATCATTACGATTATTACTTAGATACTGAACCACAATATTTTGAGGGCGATATAATTATTACAGACCCTTGCTATATAATGAAAGAAATAAAATGTAATATAGAAATTGACGAATTTTTAAAATATAAAACTCCTAAAGAATATCCTGACTATGATGGAAAAATTTCAAAAGAATACCAAGAAGATTGTGAAAAATGGAGAAAAGCAAGAAAAGATTTTTTTAAAAAATATAATGATTTTGAAATTTGTAATAATGGATATGACTTAAACAAATTAGGTTTTACTAATTATATAACAAGAGATACCATTTATGGTGACTGGAAATGTACTACTTTTAATAAAGATACAAGAGAAAAATTAGGAAAATTTAGTGCAGGAGCAGGATTGGTTTCTGTTATGCTATATGACGAAGTTTTAAAATATAATCCTAATTACAAAGCAGATGATACAGCCACAATAATTAAAAATTTTAAAGGATATATTTATTTCAAAGTAAATGAAATAAAATATATTTTTGAAAAAGAAGAATGTATTGAATATTTTGTTGAAGTAATAGGAAATGGAGTAAATGCAATTACAAATAAACCTTTAAATTTTATAACAGAACAAACAGGATTATAAAAAAGGATGGCAAACAACCATCCTTTTTATTTTTTAATTATTTCCCTTGAGTTTGTTATATAATTCATCAAAACTATTAACATCGTTTGAAACATTCATAAATGCAGTATAATTATCTAAAATAAAATCTTTATCATTTTTATACTTCTCATAAGTATCAATATTTGCAAATACTGCTACAATTTTAACAATAGCTTCAGGAGTGGCAAAGTTTCTAACATTCTCTATGATAAATTTCATAGTTTCTTCCTGCAAATTACCTGACTTACTTAATTCAATAATTTTTTCAAGAGTTGAAACATCTAACTGCTTACCACCATATAAACTTGTTATAGTAGATTTTATCGCAACATTAAAATTTAAGTTACAGAAATCGTCAAATGTTGATTCATCAATTTCATTATACTTTAATAATGGTGCATAAATATCAAATTTTCTATTATCAAAATCAACTAACTTCTTGAATACAGATATATTACTATTGGTCAGCAAAGATAATACAATGGCTGCTCTATTGCCATCAAGTTCAAGAATTTTTCTAAAAAAATCTTCATTACTTGTAATATCATTATCGCTAATATGAAGATTAATATTTAATTGATTTTTAAGGTCTTTTATTTGTGAAACTATATTATCGTCATCTGCTTTTTTAACTAATCTCAGCAATTCATTCCCCCACTTTAGAAGTGGGGGAATGAATTGCGTTCCACTATTGACAAATTAAATGTAAAGTATTATAATAATATTATAAATTTTAGAATTGGAGGAGAAAAAAGTGAAACGTAATAAAGCCTATAAGTTTAGAATATATCCAAACGATGAACAGAGAGTATTCTTTGCTCAATGTTTTGGATGTGTTAGGTTTATTTGGAATAAGATGTTATCAGATAAGATAGACTACTACAAAGAGCATAAGCAAACTCTAAATAATACACCTGCACAGTATAAGACCAAATTTGAATGGCTCAAAGACGTTGATAGTTTAGCACTTTCTAACGTTCAGATGAACTTACAGAAAGCGTTCAAGAGTTTTTTCACCAATCCTAAAGTTGGATTTCCTAAGTTCAAATCTAAACATAAAAGTAGGAAAAGTTACACTACTAATAACCAAAAGGGTAGTATAACTTTGGAGAATGGTTTTTTGAAATTGCCAAAATTAAAAAGTTTGGTAAAAATAAAGGTACATAGGCAAATCCCAAGCAACTACAAAATAAAATCTGTAACCATAAGTCAAACACCTAGTGGAAAGTATTATGCAAGTATCTTATGCGAGTACGAAAGCCAAGTACAAACAGTAGAACCCACAACTTTCTTAGGTTTGGACTTCTCAATGAAAGAGCTATACGTTGCAAGTGGTGGTAATTCTGCGAACTATCCAAGGTACTACAGACTATCGCAACAGCGATTAGCAAAAGAACAACGAAAACTCTCCAAATGCGTTAAGGGTAGTAATAATCGTAACAAGCAACGATTAAAAGTTGCTAGACTGTTCGAAAAGGTAGCTAACCAAAGGAAAGATTTCTTACATAAGTTATCAAACAAGTTAGCTAAAAACTACGATTGTGTGTGCATAGAAGACCTTAACATGAAAGCTATGTCGCAAGCATTGAACTTCGGTAAGTCTGTATCGGATAACGGTTGGGGGATGTTCACCACATTTTCTTAAATACAAGCTGGAAGACCAAGGCAAGCAACTGATTAAGGTAGACAAGTTTTTTGCAAGTTCTCAAACTTGTTCTTGTTGTGGATATCAAAACAAGGATACTAAAAACCTTTCCATTAGGTCGTGGGATTGTCCTCAATGTGGAACTCATCACGATAGGGATGTAAATGCAAGCATAAATATCAAAAACGAGGGTATGCGAATAGTATTATCCTAAACAAAATAATAAAACCGTGGGACACACGGAGTTAGCCCATTGATACTTACATCATTAGATGTATTGAGTGGGAAACATCTGTTAA